TGGCGTTGTGGTCGGGGCAGGATTCGAACCTGCACGATGCCGAACTTAATCACATTACGCTAACCAATTACGCCACCCGACCTTTTTTTTTATCTCTTGGGTTATTTGTTACCTCCGTATGTTTGTTTATAAAACTTAATTGCATCAATCCATTTAAAATAACCTTTTGCAAAATCATTTTCACCATGAGTTTCTTTAACTTTTTCTTCAAATTCTTTCAAAGTGCCTTTAAAACATCCGCAAACTATTTGTTCTTTTTCTTCATTCCAGTAAAATGTAGTTTTCGCATATCTACTTCCTAAATTAGGTGATATTATGCGTTCAGGATTTGTTTTAAAATCACTGCAATCACTGCAATAACTGCAATCACTGCAATAACTGCAAGAACGGCAATAACTGCAAGAACTGCAATCACTGCAAGAACGGCAAGAACTGCAATCACTGCAATCACTGCAATCACTGCAAGAACTGCAATAACTGCAAGAACGGCAAGAACTGCAATCACTGCAATCACTGCAATCACTGCAAGAACTGCAATCACTGCAATAACTGCAAGAACGGCAATAACTGCAAGAACGGCAAGAACTGCAAGAACGGCAATAACTGCAAGAACTGCAATCACTGCAAGAACTGCAATAACTGCAAGAACGGCAAGAACTGCAATCACTGCAATCACTGCAAGAACTGCAATAACTGCAAGAACGGCAAGAACTGCAATCACTGCAATCACTGCAATAACTGCAAGAACGGCAAGAACTGCAAGAACGGCAAGAACTACAATTAATACAATTAATGCAATTTATTAGGGTATCTGAATGCTTTATCGCTTGTTCTTTGGTAAAAATAATTTTACTCCACTTATTTAAGCCTATTATCCAATAGGTCTCATCTTCTGTTATTGTTTTCATTTGTTACCTCCGTATGTTTCGTTATAGTATTCATGCATTCCTATATATTTATTATTTTTCATTTGATAACCCCCTATAAAATAAGCCTCTTTTATTTGTTCCTTTTCTATTTCTTTCACTTGTTCAATTTCTTGTCTAAATAAAAATAAAATTTCTTTATCGTAATTACTTAATTTTTCAATTAATACTTCTACTGCCGTTCGTCTTGTTTTGTTACTCATTTACACCTCCGTATGTTTCGTTGTACCATTGTTCTGCATCTCGGTCTTCAACATTCCCTTGATATGGTCTACCATCTTTCCAAGCATCTTTTAATTTATCCTTTTCACTATGTTTAAATAGAGGCTTTTTGCTCAATAAAAACTCCTTAAATTGAGATACAGCACTCCTACCACTTGGTATGGATTGAATCAAGTCAAAAACATCATCAATAGGTGTTTTTTTAATTTGTATGGCATTGTTTTTACAAAATTCATCAGTACAAAATGGCATACCCATTCTATATTCCGAAACTCCACATTTTTTACAATTGTTACTCATTTGTCACCTCCTTGTATTTTATCACGCATGAATTTTGCGCCATCATATACTCCTAAACTTACTATATTCCATCTGTGATTAAATTTAATATCCAATTCTTCATGTATTTCTGAATCACTTGGTAGTTTAATGGGTGTAAGTGAGTCAATTAATTTGTTAATCTCTATTGCTCTATGTCTAAAATTTGCAGGAACTCCTAGATTGTTTTTTTCTGTTGCAAGACACATCTTTTCTAAGAGGTTTCTTACTTGTTGTTCTGTGTATAGTTTCATTAGTCTCGTTCTCCCATTTCTAATATTTGATTTTCTAAATCACTTATTTCATCTTTAAGTTTTTGAATCTGTTTATGTTCTATTTCTTTTATATCTATACAATCCATTTTAAGAAGCGTAGTAGCCGTTAATACGGCATCAACTTGCTTTTTAAGTGATTTATTTTGTTTACCATAATCTATATATCGTTTTTGCATTTCATCGATTTTATTAATGATTTGCTCTACTGCCGTTTGTTGTGTTTCTGTGTTTTTCATTTGTTTTTCTTTTTGTTCAATACAAATGTAATATTATTTTTCAAAATAACAAGAAAAAAATAAAAAAATAAAAAAGGGGCTTTCGCCCCATTGTCCCTTTGCCATAAGTTTCGTGTACTTTTGGCTAATTTTTTACTTTTTCATAACAAAGTCTCCTTTCTATTATTTCAATGCGTCAACAATTCCGCAAAATAATCTGTCTTTCTTTTGTTGAAATAAAGGAAGTTCATTAAACGGAACAATACAAGGATGTGTTTTTCTTTCGGCATCTTTTACATCTCCGTAAATCCAACCATCTTTGGTTTTGTCTTCCATCCAAGCGTTGTGTTGAGCATCTTCTTTGGCATTTGGATTTTCTAAACGAAACTTAACTCCGTTTATTGCTGAATCTCTTTGCCATCCTTCGGCTTCATCCCAATGCTTTTGAGAATTATCCCCGTTTGCTGCACACCAAACTTTATTGGCTTCGTGACACGCTTTCGCAATTGCTTGAATTTTTTCTTCAAGTCTTTGTGGTTCTTTTGTTGTGTTTGTCATATTTTTATTTTTTGTATTTGATAATTCAAGAGATATGTTAGCATCTTTTACTGAATTTGGTGTTTCTGTGTAGCATCCTTGTAAGCGATATTTTAAGTTCACAAGAAATATTAATTTTTCATTTTTAGTTAATTCTTTTTTTGTTTTAACTCTTATAATGTATTCAGTATCATAAATTTTTTCTTCCGTTGTCGTTATTTGCGTTTCCATTTTTTATGTTTTTTAGTTATTTGTTATCTCCTTTATTGTTTTTGTTTTTTCACACCAAGTGTAAGTAATTGATTGTTTGTATAAAATTTCCTTGCCCTTTTCACTTACTATACTTGATTCATTCCCGTTTAAAAAATTTACCACTAATTTAATAGCAGATAGTTCATATATTAGTTTGAGAATTGATTTTATCTTTATCATTTGTTTATATAAGCGCATTCAATAAGTAAATAACCATCTTCAATCTTCATAATTTGAAGAATTTTAACTGGTTTTCCATTATATTCGGGAGTATCATTGAATAAATACTTTGACATTGGTGAGTAATAGTGTGTTCTAAGAAAAAATGAATCTTCATCTTTACTCTTTATAATTATTTCGTTGCTCATTTGTTATCTCAGTTGTTTTTTTATTTTTTTCTATGGTGTTTTGAATGTGCTCAATTTCCTTGCCATCTTGGTAAGCCAAATCTAATTCTTTTTTGTGCATTTCTTTGGCTTTATTTAAAATATCATTTGCGTCTTGGAATTCGGATTTGCCATTAAGAAATTTATATAACTCTACATATATCCACTCTACTGACGTTGGGTTTGTTTCGTTGCTCATCACCATTTCCACCTTTCTGATTTTGGTAAATCATACAAATCTTCACACGTCCAAAATATTCCTATTGAATAGGGCGTTAAACACATTGTTAATATTGATACATCCCAACATAAATAAATACCTAAACATATTATCAAAATTAAACTTATAGCAAAAATCACTAACTTTTTAAAACTGCTCATTTGTCACCTCCAAATTCGTTTTGATAATATTCTTCAGCGAGTGGTTCGTAAAACTCATCTCCCAATGGATTAATTATGGTGCTTCTCAAACAATCAATATAAGTTTTTTTAATTTTCTGTTTTTCAACTTCTTTGGCTTGTCTTTTTAATTCAATGTATTCTTTTTTATCAATATTTAATTGAATAAGTCCAATTGATGTACAATCTCTTAAATCTCCTATTTCTTCAAGTTTTTCGATAAACTTTTCTATTGGAGTTTGTTTTGTTTCGTTGCTCATTCGTTTCTTTTTATTTCAGTTTTTACCATCCATTCAATTAACCCTAATGCTCGTTTGTAGCCTTCGCTATATCCATCGGCATATATACTTTCTTTACTTTTAATTATCATTTCTTCACATTGTTTTTCTAACTCTTTTCTTTTAACGTGAAACTCATCTACGCTTATTTCATTATTAAATGATTTCATAGCCAAAATACCAACTTGGTCTATATACCATTCTAATTCAATCGAGTTTTGTTTATGCAATTGTTGGTTTGTTTCTTGGCTCATAATATATCTTTATAAGTTGTTGTTTTTATTTTAAATCCCTCGTCTATCTCCTCTTGTATTTTATGTTGATTTATCATTTTTAATGCTTCTTCTTCCGTGTCAAACTCTTTTTCCAATACTGCATTTATTCTCACTTGTTTCATAGTGTTGCCTGTAATGGGGTTAATTAGAAATACTATATTTGACCAAATATTTGACATACCAAATTGAGGAATATAGCAAATATCCCCATTATGTCTTTCGATTATTTTAATTCTATATTTTTTCATTTGTTTTGTTCATTATTTTTATTTGTTCACGATTTCGTGAACATTTATATAAGTAATTTGGCATGAAAAAAGAATCGACCCTGCTCATTTTATTTCCATTTGAATTTTAACTCATCTAAATTTATTTCTTTCCACACCCCCACAAACCCAAACATCAAAGTTCCAATAATGAATGTTAAAACAATCAATACATAAGTTAAAGGATTAAACGGATTTAACCTTTTATATGTAAAAGTACCATGATTTGTTGTCTCTTTGCGAGTTTGAATAATACCAATTGATAATAAAAACTTTCTCATTTTTCGTTTGCGTTTTTTTCGTAAAATTCAAATTGTTTTTTTAGTTCGGGTTTATAATCTAAATAGTCCAAATCGGGGTCGCACACATTATCGACTAAAACATCATACCCCATTAAAATTCTCATGTGTATGTGTGATATATTACTACGATAATAATCCCAATAATATTCCCAATTAAATCCGTTATCATCCTCACAATGTTTTATTATAGGAACAAATCTTTCATCTTCTTCCCAATCTTTTTTAAATTTCTTCCACTCTAACTCATAAGTTGGGTCGATTTCGCATAATTCATCGTTAAATTGCATCCACACACGCAATTTATCAATGTGCTCTTGGGGGGCTTTTGCCATTCTCATTTTCCGTAAATTTCTTTATAATATGTAACTGCTGAATCTTTTGCAGAATACGGGAAACCCATTTCCTCATAAGCAACAATGTGCGAGTCAATGATTTTCATCTTTTCCATTTCGGTTGCTTCTTTGATAATCAATCTTAGCGATTTGATGTTTTCGGGAGTTTTCACCAAAAATCCCTCTTCAAATAATTTCTCAACGAGCCATCGAGTGCTCAATTGTGTTTTTTCGTTTTTGCCTTCCATTTTGTGTTCTTCATTACAAATGTAATATTATTTTTCAAAATAACAAGTAAAGTAAAAAAATATTTTTCAATTTACTTTAAATTGGGTAATTGCATCCAAAGGAATGAATACTTGAAGTTCAAAACCACCATTGTTTTTAAAGTTTAAGAACTTGCCATTGTTTATTATCCAATCATTTGGCACGTTCCAAGTGTTTTTACCATCTTCGATTAAAACGCTATCAAATAATTGGTCATTTAACAAAGAGTGATTCATTCCATAAGCATTGAATTTTAAAAATAGGTGACGCTTGGGGTCACGTCTAATTTCAAATCTTCTTTTAGCATGATTAATTACACCAATCTCACGCTCACGTTTTTCTTTTGCAAGTGAGAGAGTGATTCTACTTACATCTCCGTACCAATAGGCACGAAGGATGTTGCCACTACTATCTACTTTGTGGCGAATTTCTTTTGGTTTATTTAGTTCCATTGTTACCTCCCATTTTGGACATAAATTCTAAATGTGTATTTTTTAAAAAATCTTTGTATTGTTTCTTATCGCCATATTTGACGTGGCAATGACGACATAAACACATTAAATTGAAAATTTCATCTTTTTTCTTCGTGCCACCCATAGAACGTGCTTCAATATGATGCGTATCGACCCCTTGATTTCCACATACTTCACAACAAATAAAGTCTGAAGTATCATACCCAAAATAATCCATGTAAATTTTTGTGTATTGTTTCATATGACAAATGTAATATTATTTTTGAAAATAACAAACAAAAATAAAAAAGGGGTTAAAATTTCTTCTAACCCCTCCATTAATTAAAGAACAAATTGCTCAAATGAAAAGCAATACAAATATAATATTATTTTCCAATAAACCTCAAGAAGTTTCGTTTAATTGAAATAAAAGATTGTTCTCATAGACTTTTGTGCAATATTTATGCTCATACCTTTCCATGTTTCCATTCTTCATTTTAAATAGAACTACATCCTTAACTAAACTTTGTGCTATTCCAAATTGAGTAAAGCCCTTGTTAGGGTCATATATTGCGTACCAATTATTAACTGATATGCTTATTTCTTTTGTTTTTGCCATTATCTGAATTTAGAAACCTTTTTTGCTATTTTGGTTGGTTGCTTAGAAAATTGTTCGCCTTTTTTAAGACTTTTCTTTTTTGCCAATGAAGTCTCTTTATATTCTTTTGGGGTTAAAGATTTGATTGCTTTCTTAGGTAAATATCTTTCGCCCGTTTCCAAAGATGGTTTTCCACTTTTTGTAGTCCAATCTTGTTTAGTCCATTTTACAAGTGAATTGCTTTTGCTTTTTGCCCCAATATATTCACCCCCTTTATCCTTATACATTTTGACGGCTAATTGGGCTTTTCGTGCACTCCACTCGCCTTTTTTACCACCTTTGTCACCTCTTTTTACAGATGCCACAATTGATTCCCAAAGTTTAGGATTTTTCTTTTTTGCCGTTTCCATCATTTAAACGAAAAATGTTTTGCAGGGTCTGTTGGTTGATTATTTAGACGCAAGGTAAAATGTAAATGATTGCCCGTTGACATACCCGTTGTTCCTACATATCCAATTATTTCGCCACGATTAACTACAGAGCCTACTTCAATGTTTTCGGCATATTTATTCAAATGAGCAAATCCAAATTTAGGGTATCCCGAATCAATTATTAATTGATTTCCACCTGCACTACTTGTGTATTTTGCTGAAACTACTCCATTTAAAGGTGCTAAAATAGGTGTATCACGAGGTGCTCCTATATCTACTCCGTTATGAAAGCCCCACACTTTTGTTATTGGATTAATTCTACCACCAAATCCCGAAGCGACTTTCCCTCTTATTGGATTTACTAAATCATTTTTCCAATTGCTTTCCGTATAAGTTGTGGACATTTTTCTTTTAAATAAAAAAAAGGCAATTACACCAATAATACCAATGGCAAATTTTGTTTTGTCGTCCTTTAAATTTAACATAATACAAATATAGTTACACTCTTGACATTGTAACTATAACACTTGGAATGGCAGGTATATTTACACTTTCAGCAACTGCTAAAAATACGATATGTACATCTGTACTGTACCAAACTATTTCTAAATAATCATTTTTATTCATATCAGCGAAAAAATTCCACGAAGGAACTAACCTTGTATTATTATTTGCTTGAATAGAAATTGTACTCGCTGAATTCGGTATATCTTGACCATTTTTTCTAAACCAAATATAAGCGATTTCTAAACTTGCACCCGAAGTTTTAGTTAATTGAGCAGAAAATTGCAAATTGTAAATTCCTTTTTGAGATACTTTTAATTGACTATTGTTAATAAGGCTTATTCCATTGGAAATAAATGTAGAATTAAATGTCAAAATTTTAATTTCGCTACCTAAACTTGTTTGAGTCGTTGTATCGTAAAAACTACCTTGATAATTCAAATAATTATTTAAAGGTTCGTTATTACCATAGATGTCTTTTAACATTAAAAGGTCTGAATCATCTTCTTTAAATATAGCAAGGCTATTTCCTATTGGAGAGGTAATATCTTCGCTTAGTGATTTTGATATTGGCATATACAAATATAAGTCAATTATTTATCCAAAAAAAAAGCCCCTATTTTCTCAAATAAGGGCTAACTAAATAAGAACGAAATATTAATAACCAAGGGCTTTCTCTAAGTCTTCCTTTGTCATTTGCGAATATTTTATTCTATTGGTTGCATTATCTTGCAAACCTTTCATCACTAAAAATTGTCTCAATAATTCTTCAACTTCTGCTTTTTCATCTGTAAATTCAGCAGTTCTATTTCTATCAATATAGAAATAAACGTAAGTACCTAAAAAGACTGATAAAAATCCTAATGAGAATAACAATACACCTTTATTTTTTATCATCATAACACCATCTCCCCATCAACTAATACATAATCAAAAAAGCCTTTATACTTTTTGTTTTTAGACCTCATTTTAGATTCCCAAGCCCAAGCAATATTGAAAACTCTACTTAAATCATTATTGTCTTTAAAAACTTGGCAACCTGCCGAATCCATAAACATCAAATCACCCCAAGAGCGATGAATAAACATTCCTGCTTGGTATCTTGTTGGTTTTAACCCAATTTGTTTTGCATAGGCATCAGCAGTCATACCAACGGGTATTTGTTGTTTGCCTTCGGCAACAATATCAAATTGCCAAACATTTTGCTCAGTTCTACAAATAAAAGCGTTGCTATTCATATAGTTACCTACTCTATATAAATAGTGACCACAAAATTCGGGGATTTGTTCTGTAGGAGACCAATTTCGAGCAATTAGATAACCCGTTTTCTTTTTGTTTTGAATTCCTTTCTCTCTAAAAGCCGAAGTCGGGTCAGTTGTTATCGGATAATATTCAATCGTCCAATTTGTAAAAAATGCATGAAGTGGGCTTGTTTGTCTTCTTAACATAACAAAAATGTCATCTGCAACAACACCACCTTTAACGCCCGAAATACCACAAGACTTCATTCTTATTCCAACAAAAATTGGTTTGTTTAAATATGCATCTTGACTTTCGTATGCAGTTAATATAGTTGGATAATATTTATTTAAAGTGTCAACGATTCTTTGAGGGTCAAGTGCACGACCATTTACGATAGGATTGTATTTCACATCTGCCGTAATATTTTGCCCTAAATCGTTAACTATATTTACACTTGCCATAATAATACAAATATATAATTAATTCTGTACAAAAAAAAAGCCCCAAAAAGGGGCACGTTTTAAGCAGGTTTTACGAAGAATTTTTTACTCCTAAATCTCTCATCCGAATTTTCAACTTTTAGTTTTATATCGCCTAAACAATAATCACATTGGCAAATCTCAGCACTACACAATGATTCCACATCTTCATCATCGGGTTCGAAATCTTCATATTCTTCTGCATCTTCTATTGTATTTACTTTACAACAAAGGGGACATTCAAATTCAACACTCAATGTATAAGTGCTTTTTATTATAACATCAACTTTAGTACCCTTTTCTAATTGTTTTGCCTTTTCTTTAAGTAAATTAATTTGTTCCCAATTACCTATCTCCAATGGCACTTCTTCGCCATTTTTGTAAAATTTACCATCAATTAATTTCATCTCTCTATTTTTTCAAATAACTCGTAAGCACTTTTCATAAAAGCAAGTTCAATCTTTAATTCTTCTTGGTTTACATCTTCTTCATTTTTTAGAATTGCATCATGTACAATTCTTTTACCATATTTATCTAACCAAGAAACTAATTCCATAAATAAAATTTGTCTCATTTTTTTAACTCCTAATTGACCATGAGTTTTTTCTATTTTGGAAATTATAACATTTTCTACTTCTTTAATCACCAACTCTAACTTAACCATTTTGAAAGCACACAAGCCAACATAGTCAATAGTTAATTTTCCATGTTCTTCAATAGTAGAGAGTTCTAATAACTCAAATTCGGTAATCTGCAAAAAGTTGTTAACTAATTCAGTAAAATTTGTTTCGTTTGAATTTTTGTTTTCCATTTGTTTTGTTCTTTTGTTCACTACAAATGTAATATTATTTTACAAACAAACAAATATTTTCAAAAATAATTTTTATAAAGGTATTTTTAGCAAAGTGCTTTCTCCTAAAATATCAACATAATTGCCTAATATATAATAAAATACATTGCCATTATTGATTGAATCCCCTAAAGTTCTAATGTTTGTTCCATAAAATTCTTCAATAGAATTTTTAGCATTTTGTGCTTCTTCAATGTTGTTAAAATAGTAACCTTGAAAAACATGAAATTTTTTTAATTCCTCAATCCAATCATAATAATTTGTTGTTTGATAAAGATTAGGTTCGCCTGTTGCCATACATTGTTGTGGTTCAACAATGCCGTAACAAAAAATATTTTCATCGACATAAGCAATAAAATATGTTAATTCACTTGGATAATTTATTTCTTGCATATTTATATTCCTCCGTCAGTTATTGTCCATGGTGTTGCCACTAATATAGCCCTTCCTGCCGAACCCCCAGCAGTATATTTTATTGTCCCGAAACTAATTGATAATGATGCTATTCTTGATATTGTTGACCAAGTGTTATAAATAGCGTCAAGATTAGATGCTGAATAATTTAAGTTAGTTTTATTTGCCATAAAATTGGTAAAATTATTAACTCTTGATATTACCCAATTATTAATTGGTTGATTAAAAGCAGTTGCACTTTGAAACATAGATTGCATTGCTATCGTTATTGATGTAGAAGTATTTAATGACCAATTATTTATTGTATTTGACCCACCATTATTGAAGGATGTTGCAGACGTAAACATATTAGAAAAAATGGTACAAGAAGAAACATTCCATGAACCAATATTTTGATTAAAAGCAGTTGCTCCACTAAAACAATTTTGGAATGTAGTAACTTTCCCTACATTCCAAGAACTTAAACTTTGATTGAATGCAGTATTTGTTTGAAATGTACCATTCATATTAGTCACGTTTAAAACATTCCAACTTCCAATAGGTTGATTAAATGCAGAACTCCTAAACATTGTTTGAATTGTCGTAACTAACCCAACATTCCAAGAACCTATTGATGAATTACTTGCGTTATTGAATGCTGTTGCCCCATTAAACATTGAAGCCATTGTCGTAACTTTTGATGTATCCCACCCACCAATATTTTGATTAAATGAAGTTGCCGTTGCAAACATTGAAGCCATTGTAGTAACATTTGATGTATTCCAAGACCCTATGTTTTGATTAAAAGGACTACTTGAAAACATAGAAGACATATTGGTAACTAACCCAACATTCCAAGAACCTATTGATGAATTACTTGCGTTATTGAATGCACTTGCTCCACTAAACATTTCTGACATCGTTGTAACTTTTGATACATCCCACCCACCAACATTTTGATTAAATGAAGTTGCATTGAGAAACATACGTTGCATCGTAGTAACATTTGATGTATTCCAAGAAGTAATATTTTGATTAAATGGAGTATTTCTAAACATTGTTGACATTGATGTTACTTTTGAAGTATTCCAACTATTTAAACTTGCACCACCATTGTTAAAATTGCTATAATCAAACATTTGTGTCATATCCAAAACATTTGATGTATTCCATGAACTAATATCTTGATTGAAAATTGATTTATTTACTGCACTTGTACCTCGAAAAGTCCCATTCATATCAGTAACCAAGGATGTATTCCACAAATTTAATGCTTGATTAAAATTTAAAGTTCTACCAAATGTATTGTTTAAATTAGTAACTCTTGAAGTATTCCAAGAATTTATTGGTTGATTAAAGTTTATATTTTCACTAAACATCAAGTATAAACTAACATTTATAGTTGAGTTACCACCCATAGTCCAATTTATTGCTGAATTAAATACACTTAGTGCAAACATTTCTTGGAATGTTGTAACATTGGAAACATTCCAATTACTTAAATTTTGCGAAAATGCATTTGATGCTTGAAACATTGATTGCATCGTAGTAACATTTGAAACATTCCATGTGCTTAAAGGTTGATTAAAAGAACTTGCCGTGAACATGAAACTCATGTCAGTAACATTTGAAACATTCCAATTGCTTAAACTTTGATTAAATGAATGATAACCTGCAATAGTTGATGCAAATAAATATGACATATTTGTAATATTTGATACATCCCAAGAATTTATGCTTTGATTAAAATATAAACAATTTAAAAACATTTTTGACAATGTTTTGTATAAAACTAAATTGTTTAAATCCCACAATGTTAAATTATTAATTGAAGTAAAAATTGTTTGATTGCAATCTTGAAAAAAAGAGGTTAAGTTCGTATCTGATTTTATTTTTAAATAATCAGTTGTAGTTCTACAATCCAAATTTGTACATCCAATAAAAGTACTTCCAACAGAACTTGGCTCAAAATCGCCCCACGAAACTATTTCATTGATATATAATCTTTCTGATGCCGTTAACGAAACGAAAGAAAATTTTTTTACTCTTCCTTGTATTCTAATTGTATATTTTGAACCTATGGAATAAGTGTGTTGCCTATTTGCATAACTATTTACGCTTGTATTTCCATCTCCCCAATCTATATTTCCCGTATATTCACCATCAACATAATAAGGCAAAGTTATCGTTTGACCATTTGTAACTGTTACTTGAAAAACAAATGGTTCATAAGTTATAGAGCCCGATGCTTGAGCATTAGACGAAATGCTATTACCTATAATGTTGACTAACATATTTTATATTTTAATATAATGCCAATAAATTGGTAGCCGTTGTATTTGTACTCCAAACCCTTTTAACTTGAATTGGTAAAAATGTCCCCGAAGGAATATTATTAAAAACAACAACTTGACCACCTAACATTGTTACTTGTAAATTTCCTGTAGTTCCAACAAATATACAAGCACCTGTTTCTGTAGATTCTATTGCTCCACCCGATAAAGTTAAATCTGTAGTATTTGAAGGTGTAATTACAGATGCATTTAATGCTTGAAAAGTAGTAGCCATAATATTTTATGTTATTTATTCTAAGCAAATTTAATCAAAAATATACATTATATGAATTTTTACTAAAAAAACTATCCATTCACCAAATATTATAAGAAAAAAATCGGAAAATTCACACATTTGTTGGAAGAAAAAAAGGGGCAACCTCCCCAAGTCACCCCTTATTAAACACAATCCTAATTAGATGAGTTCACAAATCGAATGCAAATATGATAAAAAATATGGAAAATACAAACAATCAAATGTTCGTTATAGAATTTAACGGCAAAATTATCGTAAAGGAATCTATCGAAATTCCACAAAGTCTTTTTGATAAAAAAGGCGAAGTAATGCTTATCATTTCAAAAGATAGAAAAACCAAGTTTATTGACAAGGAAAATAAAAATGAAATATCAATTTACTTGCAAGGGTAAACACCATATAAACAAAGGGCTTGACACATTTTTTTAACAAAAATTTTTTTTTAAAAATTGATTATTGTAATTTCGTCACCCCTTAAACACAATTATGCCCCGTAATCCAAAAGTCCAAACGAAACGAAAACAAGCCTTAAAGACCTATTATAAGGTTTATAAATCCGTCAAAAAATTTGCCGAAAAAAATGATTTACAATGGTCGGTAAAAGAAGTTAGAGAATTTACACAAAAAAATGTTTATCCCGACTTTAAAGGCGAAAAATCTTACCAAGTTAGAGTAAGAGATATTAAATCGGTAATTCAAACACAACTTCAAGCCCAAAATCCTTCTCCTACTCCAATTATTGAAGGTGTACAATCTTCACAAATCTATTATAACCCTTTACTTATTAGTCCTTCAAGAACCACGGGTATCCTATGGTTTGACCTTGATGATTATTTAAGTGTTGATTTGTTTTCTGAAGTTAGCCCCTTGGATTTAAGAGTTGAAGTTAATGCAGGAGAATATGGTTCTACAGGTATTTTTGACTTATTGAATTATCAATATGAATTTACGGGATTAAACGAAATTATTGAAAGTATTAGAGAATCTTTAGAGGACGACTCAGAACCCGAATGGGTGGGACAACCCGTAGTTAGAGAAGGATTTACTGACGATGGTCAAACGGATTCTTATTTTTTACGTTTTACACTATATATAGGTGGCAAGGAAGTTCCACCAACTTTTACTGCTGAAGTATCTACAACCGAAATTCCTTTACCACAAGAAACTTTAGAACAACGTAGAGCAAGACGAAAAGAAATAACATTAGCGAAAAAAGAACGTGCAAAAGTTCGTAGACAAGCAATGAAAGAAAAGGAAGCCCGAAAGCGTCCACGTCCTACAAAAAAAGAAAAACCAACTTTAGAGCAAAAAACTTCTCAAGAAACTCGAACCAAAAATGTTCAAGAAGCCCTTGAGCGTGAAAAAGAGATGTTAGCAGAATCAGAGCGTTTATTTCGTGAGGGTATTTTGACTAAACAAGAATTTACTGCCGAGCGTAAAGAAATCATGGCTACAACTAAACTTGCTATTTCTAAATTTAAAGATGGTGGTGTAGTGTAGTTATTTTCAAAAATAATATTATATTTGTTGTATGAAACCCGAATTCGCAGATAGCCCCGAAGTCGTCGAGCGTGTATTCAAGCCAATTGGCAAAGACCAAGCGTTACTTGATACACTTGTAAATCGAAAACAAAATTTTGTAATTCGAAAAACGAAGTATTATACTTCGATTATTCACGATGGTTTAGAAACTATTTATCCGAGTAAAGATAAGGAATATACGTTCCCACCGAAACAACTTTGGATATTTTCAGCAGTGAAAAGGGATGCAATTAGATTTACCCAAGAAAATCCCAATTTTGAGATTAGCAATAAATTACCCGTGAACGTGACAAACATTGATTATGATAATTCTTATGGTCAAATTACGGGGACTGATATTGAATCAGCATATTGGACGATGGCGTATAAATTGGGAATAATCTCAGAGCAAACCTACCATAAAGGAAACGACAAAGATTACAAAGTAACTAAGTTAGCGTCACTTGCAGTTTTAGGACGAATCAAAGCATACTATGTTTACGAGAAAGGTCAAAGAATTGAAAAACCAATCATTGTAGCCACAGAGCACCACGAAAAATTAAAAAACTTGTATCGTGCAATCCGTTATGGTTGCTACTATCACATGGGTCAACTTGCAGTTATCTTAGGTAAGGATTTTGAAGCCTATAGAACCGACTGCATATACTACAGAGATTCTGTTGAAAATCGCAAAAAAGTGTACGATTACCTTACGGAACAAGGTTTTACATATCGTCAAATCATTTGGGAAGAAGAAAATCAATAATTTTTTAAAAATATTTGCAATATTATTTTGTAAAATAAAATTACTTTGTATATTTGTATCGAAATGAGTATTACATTAGAATTAAACGAAGCAAAAATCGAGGAACTTATCGACCAAGATACCCTTGATTACTATGCTATGGGAAAAGCAAAAGATATTGTCGAGGTAAATCGTGAACTATTTAAAGGTGGCGAAGAATTTGTTTACCAAGATTACTTCTTTTGTTTTATTTCCGTTGCTGAAGATGGTCGAAAATTAACATTTTTACAACCTTATCGTGCGAATGTTAGCAAACATTTATGGAAATACAAATTCGGTTGTCAAGATGAAGAAGGTAACATTTTTTGGTTTTTCAAGAACAAAGCCAAAGCAAAAAATAGAGAGATGGCAATTCAAATTTTCATTGAACTTGAAAGATATTGCAAAGACAAAAACTTAAAACCATTTATAATTAAAAAATAATCATGCAAAAAAGAACAATTGCTCAAAGAATGAATGATTTTGCTCAGAAAGTTTCTGACAAAATCTCCGACAAATTATTTCCTGCACCTACCGAAGAAGCAAAGCCATTTGCTCAATGGTATTCTGAGATGAAAACCTTGGATGATGTTGCAGAACAACTTGCAGAAGTCTATCAACACAACGCAAATGAAGTTAAACGCTTTTATAACGCAAAACGATGAAAGTAGTAAAAATTGATGTTGAAAAACAAGATGTTTATGAGATAGAATTTGAGGGTGGCTTGGATGCTATCTATAGAACTATCGGTAATGGATGTGATTGTTTTGAGTGTCCGATAAATTTCCCTTCTGAAAAGAATTTTGGAAATGCTCTTTATTGTGATGGCGAAATTTTATTTAGAGTTCACGATATTAAAGGTGGTTTTCAATTAGATTCTTGGGATTCCCCAATCATGAACAACGCAATGATTGTTGGAACTGATTCTGAGGGAGACGATGTTGACCACGATATGAATATCGAAGATTTAAAAAAGCAAATTAATTGGATTAAAGTAAGATAATTTAAAAGGGTGGGAGTAGTTGGCGACTTTACCCACCCTTATTGGACAACACGACACTTCTAACGAAATGTATGTGCTTCAAAAATAATTATTAAAAATTTAGAATTAATTACCCCTTAATCTATTATTGACACGGATTTTATGAATATTTACAGATTTTATTTTACGGATATAGACAAGCCGATAAAGATTGAAGCGACAAATAAATACAACGCTCGAATTAAACTTCAAAACATTATTCCCGATTTAGAGTCTAAAGGTTATTTTTTAGAAAATCTTTGTCGAGAAACAGTTGAAGCCTTATTAGAAGGGGTAAGTGAAAAGATAATTAACAATCAAAAATACATTTGGCAAAACAACACTTGGAATAAATTATGATAATGACAACAATGATTGGCAACTTAGGAGCAGATGCCAAAGTAACTACCATGCAAGATGGTAGCCGTGCAATTACATTTTCAATCGGGTCAAACAAAAAAGACAAAGATGGAAATAAAATAACAACTTGGGTAAGTGCAACTCGTTGGGTACAACCCAATGCAAGTCACAAGATTGCAGATTATTTACTTAAAGGAACTTTAGTTTATGTTCGTGGCGAAATGAATGCCACTCTATTCGAAGGTAAACCTTATCTAAAAATGAGAATTGATGAAATACAACTTTTAGGGGCTAAAGAAAAACCTGTAGAGCAACCAAAAGTTGATGACCCTTTTGCACCTATTGACGATGTACCTTTTTAAATTATGATTAGTCAATCTTTAATGAAGTCCCTTCAAAAGTATTTTTTGAAGGAAGAATGTGGTCTGATTTTAAAGGCTATGTATGTAGAAAATAAAGACTTATTTAAAAGCGAAGCAATGTTATTAGGTCAATATTTCGAATATATAGCAACGGGTCAACTACCTAAATTTGGAAATGTACCTAAAGCCAAAAAAGTATCCGAGGGAACACCAAAAGAAAAATTATCAGAACCTTACCAACGTGCATATCAAAGTGCCCTATATTGCAAAGTTTTAATTCAAAAAATGGATATAGATGTTTTGTCCACGGGTGAAACAATTGAGTATAACGATGCTAAAGGAACTTTAGATATTAAAGCAAGATGGAATGGTAGACTATGCATTATAGATTTAAAATATTCGGGTTTATTAGATAATAAGTGGGATGAAAGAGGTTGGGATTTTAACACTTTAACCGAGAAAGACCAATTGATGATTCAAGCCGTGCACTACAAATATATTGCTGAATCTTTGTATCAAGAACCTGTAGATTTTTATTTCTTTTTATTTTCAAGCACCAATCCTTCAGATGTAAGAGTGGCAAAAATAGAAGTTGACCCTATGAAAACCTTAAAACACATTGAGGATATTAAATTAGCCAAACAAATGTGGCAAAAAATGGTTGAAACAAATAACTTTAAACCAAGACCAAGTTTACTTAAATGTTCAACTTGCCCTATAAATGAAAATTGCGAATCAAGAGCACTATTACCAACAATAACAACAATTTACTATTAATGGAAGCACAACAAATAGTTGACGAACTTTTAAAGACAAAAGTTCAATCAGAAGCCATAGAGCAATTAAAAAAAGAAATAGATTCATTAAACAATGAATTTACAATTTTCGGATATACTTCCGAAGATTTGAGAAAAATGAAAACTAAAAAAGAAGCCCTTAAAATATTAACCAATGGACAATGAATTAATATTAGAGTTAAGTAATCAGTTAGATGCTTATGAAAAAAAGGTATTCAATGACCTTTTGAAAAATCATAATATTTCGGGAGCGACTTTTAAGCAATTAATTCTCTCTGAAATAAAAAAATCGTACAATATGCAAATAGCATTTCAAACAAATCCAACTTCTTTGTTTGCTTCTATCGTATTATGTGCTCAGTTAGGGTTAATGCCGAGTAGTCAACTTGGGCAGTTTTATTTTAGTGTAGAAAAATCAGATGCAAAAGGTTACTATGTAAATCCTATCATTGGATACCAAGGATTAATCTCAATTTTATTAAGAAGTGGTGAAATAATCTCTATTAGTGGTGAAAGTGTACATGAAGGTGATATTTTCGAGTATGAATTAGGATTGAATCCAATTTTAAAACATATTCCCGAAGACCCTATTAGGAATGCATTTACTCTAACTCATGTGTATTGTGTAGCAACCTTTAAAAATGGCACAAAATCGTTTAAAGTGATGACACGAAGTGAATTGTTGGCTACAATCAATATGCAAAAAACAAAAAGTGATTTTTATTTTAACGATGTTAAAGATTCAAATCATTGGATGCTCAAAAAGATTGTATTAAAACAACTTGCTAAATTTTTACCTAAAGACTATTCGGGAACGTTAGCAGTTAATACTGACAATGCTTTAGAGGGTGGAAACTTATTAGATTTAGATGCTGAAAATAATGTAATTGTAACCAAATTAACAACTGATATAAAAGAAAAGTCAATGTTTGGTGATGTAGATTTCGATTAATTTACTATTTTTGTACCACACGATATTTTTACCAAAATAAAGTGATTTGATTTTTTCCAACGCTAACGACTGTTCGTTTCACAATTAAGAGGGGTTAAAATCCCTCTTTTTTTTTACCAAGTAATATTCCCAAATTCAAACTTATCGTTTGAAGTATAAACTTGATACCCAATTGTTGGTATGAAAGTAGGATAACCATTCCAAAAAATACCCATATTTAAACTATTTAAACCAATCCAAATTCCTTGATAAGTTAAATTTGTATAAAAAGGAATGGTCGAAAAACTTGGTGCTCCAACATTCTTATATTCCAAATACATAATTGGAGTATTTGCCACATTTAAAAACGGGTAAGCAATATCCCAATGATATTGAGTATAAGCACCAACGGAAGAAGCCAAAGGGTCTGAAGTAGAACCAAATAATGAAACTTGAGCATCGAATGCCAAGTTATTTGTTACGTTTACAACTATCTTTCCGTCAATCATTAAAAATCGTTTAAGTAATCTGTTAAAAATTCAATATCTTCAAAATTACTTCTTATATTTAGTAATTCGTCTGCACTTATTTGTCTAGTATCAATTTGAAAAGTTGCAGTTGTGTTTGCTGATATAATTGGATAAAATCCATTATTGGAATCGAAAGCATAATCTAATCCTATTGTAGTTTGATTTAAAGCACTTGATGTTTGATAAGGGTCAATCATTGGTTGTAAAACACGAATGTGCTTATCACCAAATTTATTATACTTTTTTAAACCTATTGGTTGTAAAAGTTGGTCAAGATTACTTGAATAAATGTAAATATTTTTAACCAAATAACTAAACGAACCAATACTTTGATTGATTTGATTATAGGAAACTCCACTAATACTATCTACAACAATAGTAGGTGTTGACCCAACTGTGATATTTGGTGGTACACTCGGCATTATTTAACCATTAAAACATCTTTACCATCTAAAGTACGAGCAACAAATTTCCCGTCTTTACGTTTATGAACCTTCAATCCATATTCTTTAACAAATATTTGATTTAATTTGTTTAGTTCGGATGGTGGTTCTTTGGCTTCATACGCATTTAAGAAAGCATCTAACACAGTTCTTGCATTTTGAACTTGACTTACGTCACTCTCAGTTGCAACTTGTGGTTTTTTAATACCTTTGCTCCTTGGAACAAGAATTAAATAGCCAACTACGACTATACCACCAATGAGTAAATAATCTCTTATCCTTGAATCCATTTTAAACGTCTTTTTTTCTAAAAACAACGAACAATGCAATACCAATAGTCACCAATAATACGCCACCTGCTATGTAATAAGGTATGTATTTTGTTTTTCTTGCTTTATCAATCATAGATTGAGCGTATGCTTGTTTTTGGGCTTGGGTTTGTAAAGACAACATTTGTTGTTGAATCTCTCTTTGGTCTGCAAGTGTTTTACCTGCTAAGTAAGATTTAAGGTTTTGATTATCCTCATTGTTATAGATGTTAACACCCATATTACCTATACCTTCTACCAATCCTGCAATTAATTCTGCTGACATAATTATTTTTTTTGTTCTAAGTAAGTTAAACGCCCTTTAGTTTCCTCTTTAAATTGTTTATGGTCGTCTTTTAAGTACTCAATGTCTTTTTGACTTTGAGCAACAATTACCTTTATCTCACCCAAGTCTTGGCTCATCTTTTTTATATCATTATAAGTTTCCATCAAAATAAATGACACAATTCCCATAATGATTCTTAAAAACCAAGTCCATAAGTCATCAATACTGAATGCTTTTTTCCCTATCATTTTTAACAATAAACATTTAAGCCCTTTTGGGCTTACGCAAATTTATACTTTAAAATCAATAAAAACAATAAGTGTTATTTTAGGTAAAAATTATATAAAAATATAATCAGAACAATTGTTCAATAGGTAAAGTTTTAATGCAATTCACTCCTTTAAACAAAGCAACCATAATTGTGCCTTTAAACTCTTGCAAGTAAGCAGAGAACTGATGTGGTTCAGCACCAATCTCTTGCATCTTTGTAGCCATGGAATGAATTAAATAAGGCGTAACAAGACTTTCCTCACCAATGAAGTCAAATTTTTTGTCCATGATAGCCTTGTAAGTACTTACTTCGTAAGGTTTCCAATCTTGACACAAAGTGTAAACTATTGGATTTTCTTGACTTTCACCAAAGGTTAATTTTATCTGAATTTGTTCAATGTTGCATTGTTTTTTTAATGCGATTTTATTGACTCCATTGAGAAAGTCTTTTTTAATTCTGCCAACTAACATATTACAAAAATATGTTATTTATTCAATTTTGACAACTTATATACGCTATACACAACCCCTGCAAACAATAAAATTACTAACAATGCTTTTGCAGGTTGGTTTTTTAAATAATCCGTAATTTTGTCTTGAATGTAATCTCTATTCGATTTTAAAACATTTATAACGATTTGAGTATAGTCTAAACCTGTAGCATATCCCGACTCTTTTAATCTTTTGATTTGTTCTTCGGGCGAAATTGCATTAAACACTCCACCCGAAGTATATCTTGGATTTTCAGTTAAAAATTTAACATAATCTCTAACTGAATCCAAAAAAGAATCATAAACTCTAAAAGTCCCACTTATATTGCTTTTTACACCATTGTAAACTTCATCAGTTTTTAAAGTTATTGTTTCGCCTTTCCAATCGGGACTTGCTTTAATTCCAAAGTAGTTATTGTATTTACTTGCAAGTAACGATTTCCCCCAAGAACTTTCCAAAGCACTTTGAGATATAGCAACTTCGGGGAATATTTTACTCCCTTGAACTGCTAACATAACATCTCCTATGTGCTTACTAATATAATCTTGAGTTGCTGACATTTTAATAATATTGGTCGTAAAGTGCTTTTAAATCTTTACCACTTGTAGAATATTTTAATGGCATTTTAACCCAACCAAAAATTGATTTAACATCTGCATTACCAATAATATCTATTGGCAAATCATTTGTTGATTTAATTGCATTTTTGATTTGACCAAAACCATCTATAACACTTTGATAATTAACATTTATATTTAATCTTATCAAAGACTTACCATTAGGCAAAATGCTTAATTCTCTTGGTTGAACTAAACTTCCAACTTCGGCAGTACCTGCAAATAATTTTATATCGACATTCTTAATCGTTAATGTTAAATCAGATTTATTTAAAATATTCATAGTTACTACTCCCGATAATTCGGGGGTAATAGTTTTTATAATGAATCCTTCATATTGCAATTCCATTCTTTGAGCCAATGAAATTGTTTTGTACACATAACGGAATATAGCAAAAGCACCCAAGCCCCCACCAACTGCCAATAAAAATTTACTTGTTTTATCCATTTTAGTCTTTTCTAATTGCTCTAATTGTAATCCAAACACCAACTACAACTGCAATACCAATCCCAAAATAAATCATCCCTTTAGGAATGCCAAACTGAGATGCTACGCTACCTGTAAGATTGGAAATTTGAGAAGCAATTGCTTGTCTTTCTTCAGCCGTTTTTGCGTTTGCTAACTTGCTATTTAGTTCATCTAATTTTTGTTGCTTTAAGCGTTCCTCTTCTTTCTTTTTTTCTTGTGCTTCAGCAAATAAAATAGCATCCTTAATTTGTTTCTTTTGTTCAATAGTGCGATACTCGTTTTCTAAACTTTTAATTAAAGTTAAATCACCTTCTTTAATCGCAGAATTAATTCTATCACTAATTTTTTGCCTTAAATCAAGTTCTTTTTTCATGGAAACTGCAATAATGCTCAAAGCATTTGCTAATTGGTATTGATTGAATAAATCATTCCATTGACCATTTGCACCACTTTTTAACCATCCATTTAATTCTGATTTTAAAGCACTTCCAAATTGTTTTCCATAATCTTTTTGAAGTCTTGATTTAGTTTGTAATGCTTTATTCCCTTCGTTATTTGCATACGATTGAACTTCGTTCATTTGGCTATCTAAAGTGTCATCATCAATTGATTCATTAATTTTATATCCTTTAGAATTTTTTAATTCATCAACCATAGCCATGACTCTTTTTTGAAAATCGCCATTTTTGTCAATATCTTCCAACCCACTCAAATTAATATTTGAATAAGCGTAAGAACCTTCTAAATTTAAAAAGCCATTCCGACTTTTAAACATACCTATTGGGGTTACATTTCTTCGTACAGTTGCCCCTAATTGTTTATTTATATTTTTCATTTGTTAAATCTCCTATAAGCCAAAAATCCAACTACTCCAACCAAAACCACAATTGAACCTATTAATACAAAAGTACCAATTTTAGAATTGCCTTTTGCATTTAATAATTCATTTTGATAATTTTGTTCTTCTTCTTTAGTTTTTTTTATCAAACATTCTGCTTTATCATAATATCCTTCTAATTCAGATAAAGCATATTTTGAACCTTGAATGTAATCATTAATAACTCTTTTTCTATCAACACTTGCAGTTAAATAATCATCTTCATCTTTTTTGATTTGTTTTTTGCAATTGTTAATATATTTTTCAAGCATAGTACAATCTGTTCTATAACTTTTTTTCCATCCTTCAAATCTTCCTTTATATGCTTCTTGTTGTCTACTTCCCCAACTTCCATCGGGTTTGCCATCAGCATACGAATAATCTACATCGGAAAATCCATATTGTGCTTTTTTTGCAAAAGCAAAAGCATTTTTATCTAATTTTGACATTCCGTCAAATCCAAAAGACATATCATCATTTTGGTAAAATACATCTATTTCCATTTTATTTTAATTGATTACTTAAAAATTCAACTTGTTGTTTGCTTACTATTGGCAACATTCTATCACCAAAAACTCTGATAATTGCTTTTAAAGTTTTGTCACCCAAACGACCATCTGCTATTAATTGAGGTTCGTTCGGATATTTTTGTGCTAAAACTTTATTCAATTTATTTTGGAATAACATAACTTTAGTTTCGAAAATTCCATCTTTAATTGCTTCAGCAATAGGGTCAAATGAATTTGATTTGTATTTTGACATATCTTCATTTGGGTCGTAAGGTGTTTTATCAATACCACCACCTGCAACTAAAACAATCGGACTATCACTTTTGAACATTTTGTAAAGCACATATATTCCAAGCACGATAATAGTGCCATAAATTAATTTTTTATTTTTCATAATTTAATTACATCCTCCCTAACATATTTGTAAACATTTGGTATTTTGAACAAATCCTTAGTTAAAAAACTTTTTTCACTTTGAACTTCTTTATAAACTGCATCAGTTAATTTAATTTTAACCCACTTATATTTTACTTTACTTTCGGGATTTATTGCACCACCTCTATCATAATAAGCACCAACAACATCACCGAGATATGTACCTGCTTTAGATACAACACCATAAATATTGTTAATTAATCCATCATTAACCAATTCGTTATCTCTAAGTTTTATATCGGCAATTTTAGAATAAACCTTTTTACCAATTATATCTTTATTCCAAGTTGGAGATTTAAAAATATTTGCTAAAGCAGGGTCTAATTTTATTTGCTCTTTTGTTTTATCTGAACCTTGTTCAATATCACTTACAGTTTGTCCTTCATCTTCAGAAGTGTCTCCTTTTGGCGTGTCTTTAGTTGCATAATACAAAGCAATCAAAACAACTACTCCAAGTCCACCATATATTAAATATTCTTTTTTCATTTTTTGGCTTTATCTATTGCGTCAACTAATTTTTTTATTTCTTCAGCGTCAAACTCTTCTTTAGTTTTTCCACCATACTTAGCCGTTTCTTTGTTTTTTGTTATAATGATAACTCCAACAATAGCGACTGCACTTATTATCCCTATTTTTACCCAAGTTTCTTTTTTCATGATTGTGTAGATTTATAAAACTTGTAACCATAATATCCAACAACTCCAACTACACCAATTGTTACGATGGTTTTAATCATGTTTCCACTAAAAAAACCACTAATTCCTTGACCAATATTCGTAATCAAATTTGAAGCCGAATCTACTAAATCCGTACCTGCACCAATTGGTTTTAAAACTAATGCAAAAACTCCTGCACTCGCATACGGGTCTAATGATTCCTCAGTCATATATTTCCTAAATGCCGTGTTAAATGTTCTGCAATCTAATGCTCTTGCACCATCACTTTGAAGTGAATATGCATAGTTCCAAATAGCATTGGCTTTATCACCACCAAAACGCTTCTTTAGTTCTTTGTGCCATTGAATCCAATTGTCACAAGTCCAAGAAGTATCTGAACCCCAAGCATCATAATCGGGAACTACATTCCAAGTTGTTACTACCATTTTTTACTTATTTAATTACCATATTTAATTTGTCGAAATCATTGATAAATTTATCAATCAAATCGGCTCTTTCCTTGTTTAATTTTGAAGGTCTTCCTTGGAAAGTTTCCAAGAATGCTTGATATGCTTCAATCCTTGGATAACCCAAAGACAAATAAATCAATAAACCATTCAAATCTGCTTCCATTTCATCATTTATTTGTTCATTTAAGTAATAATGAGAAAATTCATGAAATAGAATTGCTAATCTCATTGGAATAGTCATTTTTTGAAACTCTTCTTTAGAGACTTCAATAATTCCTGTTTTCCTACCTACTCTTGCAGGTGTATTTAAGACTTTTCCATCTTGACCTTTTATTTGTTGACTTAATCGTATAAAATAGCGATTATCGTCACTTTTATAGGTGTTTGGGGTCAATTCTCCAAGGTTAAATGCAAATTTTTGTGAAAAATCCACAAAACTCTTAATTAACGCATTTCCCATATCGTTCTCATCCAACCTTCTTTCTAAAGGTGTTTTTCGAACACTTACTATTTCGAATGATTTTTCTTGTTCTCTTGGTATATTCTTACCAAGTGCACAATTATAAACTTCAACTACTGCAACTTCGGGTGATAATGGCATACGGACATACAAAGTTTCTTCACCATTGATAGTTTTGTATCTATCGGTAAATTTTCTTGTCTTGTCCGTTGCATCATACACACACAATTGCAACTTGGTAGGTTTACTTGTTTTTAAAGTAACTGCCAAAGTTAAAGGAGCGTAGTTTGTTGTTATTTTATACTTCATTCAATTGTTGCTTTACGTTATCGGGCATTTCATTTACTTTAATTTGCCCACTCTTTAATAGTGCAATTGCTTTATCAATTGCGTTAACACCATCACCATCAGCATTTAATGGCTCTTTAGGAAGTGGCAAATTTCCCCTATTTGCATAAATAATAATTACGCAAATAATTCCAATACCAATACATGCTAATTGCTTATTTGTTAAACTCATTGTGTCTGTAATTTATAAAATAAATATATTCCAATTCCTAAACCTAAAACAATCAAAGTATTTCTCATTACATTGCTTCCGATAAATTCGCCTTTGATATTTGTTTCCGTGCTTTCTTCACCATCAAAATTTTGGAATTCTTTTAATGCTTGAGCGTTAGGAATAAAATGTCCTTTATTCTTTTCTCTCTCCAACCAATCTTTAAAAGGCAAAGAAGAACCACTTTCTTTATATATTTTATTAGCACTAATCATTTTGTAAAATTAATAAAAATAAGGGAAATTATGTCCTTTGGTTTTGCCACCATCAAATTGAGGTGCTCCACCTACTCCACTTGCAGTATTTATTTTACTTCCACTTCTTGGGAAATATACATCAACATCCCATTTTAATTTTAATGATGTATTGCCTTCAACATAAGTTTCAGTTGAATCTCCAAAAGTATTTGCAACACTAACAATATCTCCTTTTTTAAACAAAGGAACTATTTGACCTGTTAAAATTTTCTTGTTAATATCTTTCATAATTTTTGCATTTACAAAAGGTGCTTTTGAAGAAGATATTTTATTTGGGTCAATAGTAATGCCTTTAACAGGGGTATTTCCACCTGCCATAGTTGTCGTACTTGATGATGGTTTAACATCTGCAACTTCTTGAATTTTTTCTTTAGTTTCTCCCAATTTTAATCCTTGAGATGTTACTTCTTGAGCAGTTTGATTTTTTGTTGAATTAGCACTTTCGTTTTCAGAATTTTCATTTTCTTGACCCGTAGGCTTTTTAAAGTATTTATATGCTAAATACCCACCAATGGCTAAAACGCCAACCCCAATAATTATGTTTTTACTTTCCATTATCTAAAATTTGGTTTTCGTCTTAATGTTTCAATTGTTCCATCAAAAGGAATTACCCCTCCAATTGGAGTTGGAGCACCCATACGAGTTACTGTTGACCCCGAAGTTGTTGTTGTACCCGTTCCTCCTAAGATACCACCCGTAGAAGTTCCCGTAGTTGTTCCCGTAGAAGTTCCCGTAGTTGTTCCCGTAGAAGTTCCCGTGGTTGCTCCCGTAGAAGTTCCAGAAGTTGTTCCTATGCCTAATTGGTCTCCAATAGTGCCCGAAGCAGGAGTCACAGTTGTTGTAGCAGTTGCCTTTTGCATATCTTTTATTTTTTGTTGAACGCTATCCAAAACGGCTTTTGCTTTTGCTTCGGCTTCTGCTTTAATTTTTGCATCTGCTTCAGCCTTTATTTGTTCTTCTGTTTTACTAATCGGAATACCTAAAGGTAAAATTGGTATTCCTAAAGCAGGAATTATTGGAAATCCACCACCTCCACCACCACCCGAAGTGGGTTCTTCACCTTCTTCGGTTGCAGTTGTTGTTCCTTTTGGCTTTGACAATAATTTATTTGCAATAATTAATCCACCGACTACTAATGCTACTTTTGTTATAGTTTTCATTTTATCTTAAATTAAATCTTGCTTTACTTTTGAAAATATTCTTTTGTGACATATCTGCCATAGAATCGTCAATAGCGTCAAACGACAATGTACTCTCCTCGGTTACTTTTGCAGTATCAAGAACCTTGTCATTTTTAGGCTTGAAAATTAAATAGGCTATGCCTAAAACTACTATTCCTGTAATTATGTGTTCTGTTTTCATTTTTTCCCTATTAAAAAATAGTTAATTGCTCCACCACCTATAGCCCCTAAAAAGCCATAAACGTAGAGATTTTTTTGTTTGTACCATGCGAACATCAAACCTGCAATAGCACCAACTGCACTTCCTTTTATGGTTTGTTTAGCAGTTGACATAAAAGAATCATGATTATTTGTTTCCTTAATGCTTTTTACGTTATCTAATGCATCTTCAAATTCATTCATAGGTTTACTTTTTTATTAGATATACTCCTAAAGCAACTGCCAAAACAATAATCGCAACTTTGTGCGTATTGTAAAGCATATTTACTTTGGTTTCTAATTCTTTAAATTTTACCTCATCCATATTACTTTTTTCTTACGAAATAAATAATACCACCTAAAAGCAAAAGACCACCTACAGACAAAAGAATAATGCTACCTACACCCATGCCCGATTTTTCAGAAGATTGAGTGCCTTGTTGTTGGTAATAAGTTTCTCTTGCAGAATCCATAGCCCCTTGAGCAGTTGGTGCATTTTGACCTGTTTGTTTAACTGACCAAACATTTAAACCTGTGTTAACAATTGATTTGAAAACATCGGGACTAAGATATTCACCAAGTTTACTTAAAAAGCCCCCACTTGAAGTAGAAGTAGTTGTAGAAGTACTTGGTGTTGCGTCTGCTCCAAAAAAGCCATTGTCACCTGTAAAAGATGCAGATGCTTGTGCTGACAAATCAGAAAATTCTTTTCTAAAATTGTTGCTCGTTTTAGCCAAAGTTAAAAAAGCCGAATCAATAGTTTTTAAATCGGCACTTGGTGATAATTTGATACCATACTTGTTAATCAATGCGATTACTTCGGGTTTCTTTTTGTCAATAGTTGCTACTGCAACTAAAAAAACTTCTTTATCTGTTAATTGTTTCATTTTCTTGTGATTATTGCTGATGCGATGATTATTGTTGCTACAATTAAAAATGCATTTGTTTGCATTGCTAATTTAGTAGATTCACTTACTTGGTTGTTACTTACTGAAGTACTTGCGTCTGCTCCAACAAAATTGTATTTAAGGTCTTGACCCATACTTGATTTGTTTTGACATCCACAATTACAACCTCCGTCTGCGTTTGAATATACATCCATGATTAATTCTTTATCGGGATGTAAATCTGCAATCTTGCGTAATGCAGGTTCTCCTTCTTGGGCAACCAACTTGCGTAAAGCCGAACCAAGGTTTCTTTTATCCCTAATTTTTAATCCATAAGATTTTAACACGGACATTGCTCCATACGGATTGTTTATTGCTATATATTCATACATCGTTTTAATTCTTTTTTATGTGATAAAAAAAAAGGGTAGGGCGATAACACCCCACCCTTTTTATAAAGTCAATTGTTAGGATTAACCTACCAATTTAACAGGTTGTGAACGTACAATGCCTGGTGATGCGAAATCACGAGCAACTGCTTTACCACTTAATCCACGAGCCATGTTAATGTTGTCACTTGGGTACAAGTACAATTTAACAGTTGTAGATGCTAAAACAGAAGAAAGGATGATTTTGGTGTAACCATCAATTCTATAGCCATAACGCATAGCCAACACAGTTGATTGTTGCTGATATGGGTCAAGAGTTGGGATTAACGCTTTTTGTGCAATGTTACCATTCGCATCTTTAGTGTTGATTGACAAAGTCTCCAACAACTGATTTGCAGTTGCAGATTGGATATAAGTCAAACCTACGCTATAAGGTACGCTTTGGAACTGCCATAACATTTGTTGGTAAGTTACGTTTGGAATAGCAGAACTAATCGTTACGTTACCAATTACCAAGTTACCACTTGCATTGAAGCCATTATTGTTAATGTATTCAAATGAACCTAATACGTCAAAATTATTAACGGCAGAACCTGTGTTAGTAATTGTTACGATGTAAGGTTGTGAAGTTGGAGCACTTGGAGCACCCATTGATGATGCATCAGCACCATAAAAGTCATCAGAAGCGGTGAATGACAAATCATCGTCAAAAAATCCGTCTGCGTTTGCGAAGCCTTCGTTTGCATTTCTTTGTGCATCGGCTAAATATTTTCTAATACTCATAATTTTGTTTTTTTAAAATTTTTGTTTGTTTGTTTAAATTGTAGTCTTGTTTTTGTCAATTGCTTTTTGCACTTGGTTGGCAACAAGGACACCAACAACGATAACTCCTACCGATAATAAAAATTCTTTTACCTTTTCCATTTCTATATTTCTATTTTTTTCTTGTCAAGCACCTTCAGAGGTCTTAACTATTTCAAAATTATTTTTTATTATTGATAATAAGTTTGCTACGCATTTCTTAAATTCCTATGAATGTTTAACTATGTTAGAATTTAATTTCCAATAACAAGAAAATCAATTATTTACAAATTATGAATTAGTGTAAAGATTTTTGATTCTATTGTATTCAGATTTCAATGCACTATCAGTTGTGTATTTGTTTTTACCATTTGACCCTTTTATTTGTAATAAAGGGGTAATTATTTTACGATAGTTTTCTTCTATGTATTGACGAATAGCAAAGTCAAGTTTTTTATCATCTATTTTACCTACTATTTTCATCTCGTCCATATCTACATATTGGAAGAATCTTTTATTCCCACTATTGTATTCATTATCGGTTAACATTTCCACAATTCGAAGTAGTTCATATTTGTCTTCAAACTTTTTAGCGTGACGACCAACTGAATCCAAATTTTTATGGAATCTAATCCAATTCATGTTTTGCCAAATTTTTGGGCTAATACGTCCAATAGATTGAAAGTGCATGATAATGTCCATATCCGTATGCCTATTTGTACAAATTGCACCAATAACGTCATTTGGTAAAGCGTCTGATATGTATTTATTAATATCTTCAATTAACAACAACCCACCTCTATATGTTTCAAGAATGATAAAAAGCGTCTTGGCAATATCGTCCAAGGTCATCTTTTTACCATTCTCATGAAAAGGTCTAATTCTTCTTGCTTCAACAATAGGGTGTACAGAAAATCTCACTAAGTCTTTCATTGCAATTGATTTAATGTGAGAAAATTCATCATTAACATCTAATATCAAAGCCCTTCGGGGAAGTATGCCACTTGCTAAATTCCCCGTTACATAAGATTGAATCATTTTGTTGGTGGTAAAGGATTTTCCAACCCCTTTTTTACCAACGGCTACACCTAGCATTGCTTCTCTCATTTTCTTTTCCTTCTTGTATTTGTTCTTGGTTTACCTTCGTTTGCTATATCTTCCATGTGTTGTAAAATAGATTCATTTCCAAATTCGGGCATGGTTGTAGGTCTCTTAGCACGTTTAGGTGTTTCCTTAACTACTTCGACTTCTACGAATTCTTCTTTTGGACTTTCTTTTTTTACTTCATCGGGTTCAACATATTCCCTTTGTGGGGCTTCATTTGTTTGTTGTGGTTCTTGGCGTGGGGCTTCTTCCCTTGCTTGTTCTCTTTGTGGTGGTGGTGGCGTGTAACCCGTACTCATATCTTTAAGTTGTGCCAATAATTGAGCATTTTGACCTCTTAATTGATAAACCATAGCACCTTTTTGAATAATATCCACACCAAAATAATAAGCCAATAACTGCTCATCTGTCATTCCAATATTTCTCTTTTGGAATACACGAACCATTACAGGTCTTACCTTGTCTTTAAATTCATCACTTACACTAATAACTCCTTCGGTTTGTTTATTGTATTCATTAATGTAATCTAATACTCCAATAGTTTGACCTTGAATTGGAATTCTTAAACCACCATCAATTTCCCCTTCGCTAATCATTTTCTGAACCTTATTCGGATTGAATTGAATAAGTTTGTTAGCAAAACCATTTAATTGAGTGTAGCCATCTAAAACGGCTTCTACAAGTGCTTCGGACGCTTTCTTTTGGTCTTTTTTATCTAAATTCTCTGTGTAAGGGTTTGCACTTCCCGATTCGTCATCAGAGCCCCAAACTTTTCTACCATCGCCACTTGGTTGTTCTTCCATTTCTGCACCACCTAAATTTTGTTGAAATGAATTATTCAAATCTTCAAAAGTTGGTGGAATAACGACTGCTTCTTCAATAGGAGATGAATCTACCATTCCCGATACATTCGGTCTTGTATAATCTCTTTGAACTACATTTTCTTGTAGTGGTGAAAAGTCATTTTCAAATTCTGCTTCAGCGTTAAATCCTACGTTGTTGTCCATATTAATTTTTGTTTAATTTTATTTTTAAGTTGTTTTCTGATTCGTTAATTTTTTCAATAATTTTTTGCTCAAAAGCGTTTGTACTTGATTTAGGGAATTTCCTAATAAAGCAAGTTGACTTGTAAATTGTAGCCCTACTTTTACCACTTATTTTGGCAAGGTCTTTAGGACTATAAAGCAAGTGTTTATCACATAGATAAGCCCAAATACCAAAAGCATATTTTCTTGGATATTTTTTACTTGGTGAAAAGAGTGTTTCGGGTGGCATATTGAATACTGCACATACACATTCTATAGCCCACAAAATATCTTTTCTTTCAAAGTTATTAGATTTATCTTTGCCATTTTCGAGAACAAGAATAGTATTTAATATTCCTATTTCTTTAATTGTCGAAACCATGGTCTCTAATAGATTAGAAACCATTTGATTGTTATCATTATTCGTTGGTTGCATCTCTAAAAATAATTTTGCCTTCGTAATCCCAAACTTTTTTAGCCACAATAGTGTGTACATTTTGGTCGCCTTCGGGTAATAGCGTATCCATGATAAATTTTAAAATATTATCTAAGTCGGGTTTATTTTGATGTGGTTTACCACACATAGACTCTTTTTTCTTTTTGCTCCAACTTTCGGGCATAGGAATGTAAAAATCTACATCTAAAATTTCCGTTAATTTAAACTTAGTTATCATGGCGTAATCTTCCATGGCTTTTTTATGCAGTCTATATTTTAAAACTGCTTCTCTTGGAGGTTTTAACCATTTGTCCCTTTGGGTCATTCTTGGTTTACCTATCGGTGTTACTAAAAATTCATATTCCATGTTTTTTCGTGAAGTTTTTGTCTGTTAGTATTTTGTCTGCAATAATTAAGGAAAAATCATTATCACTTGAATAATGCAATCCTAAGAACAATCTACTAACTGATATGTCGTGTGCCAATTTTTGTAAATAATCATTGTGTTCAACGTATTTGTTTCCCAAAACACTACAAACAAGTTTTGCTTGTAAGGTATGTCCACTTGGGTATGAAGGATTCAATGCCGACATACTTGCTGAAGGGAATAACCGAGCCTTTAAATATTGTGCCAACTGATAAGGTCTTGGTCGTTGATAGTGAAATTTTAATTTTGCGATTAAACTTTTTGTAGATTCAATAATATCATCAATAAGTTCATCTTCGTTTTGACCAATTTTTTCAACGCAATAACGCTTTAAAATTGATGCTAAATCATCATCGTAGGAAATATATCGAGTAACAATTTTTTCATTTTGTTGACTTTCGCTATTTTGATAATGCAATAGTTCTCTTATTTCATCTTTGGTTGTCTCTGATGAATTAGAGGGGAAAGGAAAATTTTTAAATTCCTCATATAATGATTCAAACTCGCCCCCTTTTTTCAAGTAGGGCAAGTAAATATCATTCGGATTTCCGTATGTGACTTCGTCAAGCCAACTCTTCATACTTGTCGCCCATTTGTTTTCTTAAATTAGTTTCGAGTTCGTTCAATTTTTTGTTCATATCAGAATCATCTTTGTCCAATTTTTGAATCTGTTTACGACTTGAAACGATACTCATGACTAAGGATACAATTGTTAAACCAATTAAAAAAATGGTTAACCATTGAGTTCTATCCATAGCCGTATTTTCTTCTAAAGTATCAATTGTATTATTGTCAGTTGAACCACCTTCTGCCATACCTTGAGATGGTGTTGGTGTTTCCATAGGTGGGATGTTCACTTGTGGCGAACCTCCTGCACCATTTGTTGCTACTTGTTGTGTTGCGTTAGGGTCTATCATTATTGTGTGAATTTAATTTTATTACCAACTCTGTAAACACTTCTTACTCGATTGGTACTTGGTTTTGCATCAAAGTTTACTTTTGTGTCTTTTGCAAAAGCATCTTCTTTAACTTGTTGAATGTCTACTTTATAGTTCCTATAAATCATACCAATTACTGCACCTGCTCCAATAACCATTAAGCCAATTTTAGCCTTTTGTTTAAAGTCGCCTTCGGTGTAGTGCATAGCCCCTAAAACCAAAGTCCACCAAATAGGATTGTATAAGTAATAAGCCGATGCCGACCTTATCCAATATTGTTTTGGCGTAATTTGTTTAGCAACCCATTGGTCACGAAGTTTCTTTTCGGTATAGAAATATAAAGCGTCAGCAGGAGTAGGAATAATGTCAGATAGAATCAATCCAATAGCACCTGCATAAATGATTGCAGTACCATAAGACCCTTCAGTCGCTCTCGATATTTCCTTAAAAACCCCTTGCATTAACTATTTGCTTTTTTCCAACCCTTACCTGCAACGTATGCAAATGCATAGATAGTCGCAAATCCTACGGCTAATGAGAATAACATCCCACCTAAACCTATTTTTTTAGTATCCATATTTAATTAATTATTTCATTATTTGTTTCGTTTTTATTTGCAAATTTCTCTGCCACAGTACCTAAACCATAAGCAATAGAAATGTATTCAACGGCTTCAATTAATCTCTTACCTACTTCTAAATCAAACTTAACATAAAGTGTGATAAACATAGCAAGGATAAGAGAAATGAATCCAATAGCCCCAAGAAATCTCTTTGAAGAAACATCACCCTTAGAACTAACCATATTTCTGAAAAAATTCATATTATGCTAATTTTTGTTTTTGAACGTCTAAAAAACCATTAATACCAAGCATTTTTACTAAGTACGAACGAAGAACCTCAGATTTTCTTTGAGCGAAGTTCGTTTTAATACTATTGTAAATACCCGTTGTATCAACATTTGATTTTTCCAACCCTTTTTTTGTTACATTTTTAGAAAAAGCACCCGTTCCTGCGTTATACTTAATGATAATATGGTCAAGTCTAATTTGACCAACACTTTTCAAAGTTTTGTTAATCATTTGACCTAATACCAAAGAACCTATGTAGGCAGAAAATTTGGCATCTTTTGTCGTTAAATATTTTGCAACGGAACTTGATACAGAACTTAAAGGTTTTATTTTTAAATAATCTGAAGCCTTTTCATTACTTGCATTTCCTAAAGGATTTGGAATAGTTTTTTTAATTGAAAATAAGTTTGGTGCAAGTTTATAAAAAATATAAAAATTACCCAAGGTATCAACTTTTAATTGGTCTGATAAACATTGCCATGCAGTACCTACTTCGACTTGCATAATACCTTTTGCACCACCATTTAAAGTTTCGTTTTTTGCACCACCACTCTCGGTTGAAGTAAAGCCAACTACTAATTCATAAGGCACACCAATATAACTTGATGCTTCTTCAAGAACTTTACCATAATTAGCCTTTACCTTTTTAACAGTCGCAATTGACTGAATTTTCCAAGGTGGTTGGTTTGCAGGTACTTTATATTCTTCTTTTAATGCAGGTATAACAATGTTTGCCATATTAAACTATTTTAATTTTTTCTAATTCCTCTTTATCTTCGGGAGTTATTGCTTCCGTATCTTTCTCTTGGTTAGAGATATAATACCAATAACCTATTCCAATAGCCACGGCTAAAACACTTCCGATTATAATAAAATTTCTACTCATGATTTACAAATTTAAGCATTTTTATTTAATAGTATCATTATGCATGATTACATCGCTATATCCATCAATTGCATCTAAATAGAAATCATTTTCATATTGAAGATGTTTGTTTTTAGCGTGTAACTTTTTTATTTGCTTAGATAACGAATCCTTAGACCTTTTGACTGAATGATTTTTATTTTCAATAGCCGACTTCATATTTTTAATTTCGTCACTAAAAGACGCTATTAATGTGTCGTGAATAATAACTTCATCGTGTTCGTATTTTTTTGGTGTTTCTTTCTGCGAACATCCAATCAAAAATATCAAAGGAATTAATTTTTTCATATTTTGCCTAATCTTGTTAAAATCTTTAATTCAGTCATGGCTACTGCCAAAGCACTATCATTCTTTCGTTGTCTATTTTGTACAATTTTCAACTCGGATTTTAGTGCATTAACTTCTGTAGCACAATCGGTTAATCTCTCTTTCTCACTTGTCTTTTGGTCGACATATAAGTAACCTACTACGACTAGCATACAAAATGTAACTGCCGTGATAGGATTTTTTTTAAATTGTTCAAATGTAATCGGTAACTTCATATCCTCTTTTTTAACTACCATAAAAGTTTGTCTGCATAGTAGCCACGAGAATTAGGGACTTTCCTATCTTTCTCGTGCCTACTTTTATAATTTTTCCTTTTTTGGGTTGCAGTACCTTTTGGCAATTTGCCTTGTTTTTCTAATTCAAGGAAAGTGGGATAATCATTGTAACCTAATGCACCTACATCGGCTATTTTTTTGCCGTTTTTAATAACTGCAATCTTCTTCCCTTTCACCGAAGAATTCTTCACTACTACGCCAAGTTTTTTCGCTTGTGATTTGGTATATGCAGTTATTTTATAAGCCATTATTTTTTATTCATTACATTAACTACCCCTGCCGTTGCAATAAGTACTACTGCACCCAACAAAAACATTCCTAATCCACTTTTTTTCTCTTTTGGTTTAGGTTTGTTTAATTCTTCTTTAGCCTTTCTATCGGCTTCTTCTTTTGCTTCTGAGTCTGCTTTCGCTTTTGAATCAGCATCTTCTTTTGCCTTTTTATCGGCTTCGTCTTTTGCTTTTTGCTCTGCTTCTTCTTTTGCTTTTGCTTCAGCATCTGCTTTTGCTTCTAAAAAAGTTTCAATTGCAGAAACAATACTTGCTTCCGTTGAATCAATTAATTGAGATTGTTGCTCAATATGATTTTCTTGTTCTTCAGTTACTTCTTCTGAATTGTCCAATTCATCAACTTCAGCATTATGCTTTACAATTAAATTTTCAAGATTTTCAATAGAAGTTTGAATCTCTTGACTTAGCATACTTTCTTTTAATTTGTTCTGTTTGAGAACTTTAATAATTTTGTCCATGTTGTCCTATTTTTATTTTTTGTTGTATTTTTTTACTTGTGCCCCAATAATTTTTTTAGCAGATTCCTCTGCTTCATCTTTATCGTATTTTTTACCATACAAATTTCGATATTTTTTAGGAACATCTCTACTCATTAATGATTTTTTAACTGCTTTAACTTTTTCATCAAATGTTAAACCACCTTTTGCAAATTTACTTTCATAACTTTCCATAGGTAAAATAATTAACTTTATTTTATCCATATCAAACTTTTCTTGATGATTTAAGTCATCATCAGTTTTGTATAGGACACCTTCTTCAATAGTATAAAATTGTTGACCATCTTGAGATACTAAAACTCGTTTACCTTCTTCAGCCATTAATTTACTTTCATACAAGGTAATTTTATGTTTTCTCGTTACGCCACCACCTGCTAATTTGAATTTTTCAAGCAATGTATAGTATTTAGGATTTTCTCTCAAGTGGTCTATAGCCGTTTTGGTAGCCTCTTCTTTTGACATACCATGCTCTTCCATTTCTTTTTTGATACCCATTTCTAACTCCCCACCATGCTCATATCTTTCGCCACCTTGTACACCTTTATATACCTCTAAAGCATTTCTTTCACGAAACGATAAATCTCTCTCTAAAGGCAACATAAATGGCTTTATTCTTAAAGATTCAAGTTCTTTTCTTGAAACGCTCCCTACTTCAACTTCAAATAAGTTAACAATAGCCCATAAATAATCTGGGTCATCGGGGTCTGAATTAATTATATACCAAACTCCACGACCATAAGGATTAAATATTTTAGCAATTACCTTTTGATTTGCTAAATCCCCACCTTTCGGGAATTGAGCAAATAACTTTTTATCAATGTCTTTTGTAAACAACTTCATCATTAATCTTTTTTGTGTTTTTCGGTGTAAAATACTCCACCTTTAGCATATTCAACTCCACGTCTATCCATAGAACCATTTCTATCTGTTCCTATTTCAATTCTATCTACAAGTTCTATAGGGGTCATATTATCAATCATTCTTTTTGCACCATCAATTTGTTCGTCCATAGTATTTCCATGGTCTACAACATAGCGAGAACCTCTTGAAGGGTCAATTACTTCAACAATATCTTTTGATTCTATAATGCCATATCCTTTGTAAATTTCAATGATTTTATCTCCACTTCTAAAGCCATGGTTAATCATACCACCTTCAGCCATATAGCCACCACGCTCTAACATAGGATATTTTTTACGTTTTACATCTGCACGATTAACACGTCCTTCGTAATACGCTCTTCCTTCTGTAATGTCTGCTCTTGTAGGTTTTTTGTAATTATGTTTACCCCTCATTCTCCATCCAAAAGGTTTTGCAGGTCTACTTGCGTCAATTTCGTTCCCTGTACCTTTGGGCTCTTTAGATTTCTGTTTCCTTTTTTCGCCAAGGGCTTTACCTCTCTCTCTTTGAGCATCTCTCAAAGCCTTTTTATATTCGGGAGTTGTCTTAACGGCAATAGGTTTACTTTCTTTTAACTTGTTAAAAAAATCAACAAATAATTGTTTTGCTTCTTCGTCTTTACCAACAAAATTACCCGTTGCTAAACGCAATTTTTTTAATGTTTCCTTTGCTTTATCAGAAATCTTTGTTTGGTCAATAGACCTGTATAAAGTGGATAAAGTATTTGTAGTATGTCTCATAATTTTATTTTAAAATTCTATATCTAAAATGTCTTTTCTAATATGTTCCAAAAATAATCTTTTTTCATCAATATTTTTATCATCGTCACTTGGTGGCGTTTCGACAACTTGAACTTCTTGAATATCTTGAACCTGCTCAATTTCTTTTATTTCTTCTTCAATGTTTTCTTTTGCTTTAGGATTTAATTTATATTCATTTAAACGCTTTAACAAAATACTTGACATTTCTGCAATAGTATGAGCCATTACATCTCTTTTACGCTCATTTGTTATTTCTTCATAAATTAACTGCATTCCATCAATTAATTTGCCACCATCAAGAATATCTTGTGGTAATTTATTTTGTTCCTCTTCGGATATATTTAAAAAATTAAAAAATCTTATCATATTAGTGTTGTGTTACTTATATATTTAGCAATTAATGGTTGTGGCATAACTAAATTCATAGTTATTACTTCACCATCAAATAAAATATTATAAAATATTTGTTTAGTAAATGGAATGTTTTCTTCAGATAAATCTTCTATTAAAGTTGAAACAATAGTTATACTATTATCTTCCTCATTTAGACTTTTTCTAACTTCAAAAGAGCAATACCTTTCAGAGCCAAACCCTATGTATTCATTAACATTATTGTTATACTCGTTTCTTAAATTTTCTATTTTGTATTTTTGTAAATCTGTCATGGCGTTTGCTCTAAATTTTTAATTTGTCTTATCGCTCTATCAAATGTCTCTTGGGCTTCTTCTTCACTTAAACAAGCATTGATTATAATTTTAGTATTAGGATTTAAACTATCGTTTTGACTACTTCCAAAATCTTTACTTATTTTCAATGCTTCAATAAGACTTCTTTTTGTAACATCAACATCATTAATCGCCCTACCCAAACCTGTATTAATATCTGCATCATATCCTAAATCATAAGAAGCAGTTATAATGTATTTAAAAAATTGATACCTAAAATTTCTTGCATCAGCAGAAATAATTGAAGTTGTATTTATATTTAATGGGTCGTTTAAATCTTTTAGTTTAATAAAACTACTTATTATTTTCGTTCCGTTCGTTCCCCAAGAAGTTGAACCTCCTGCATAAATTCTAAATCTAACATTAGATTTGCTTAATTTTTCAATAATAGCGTTCACCGCAACAGAAGTCCAAAACATTTGGTTTCTTGCTTGAATATAGGCATTGTAACTGACTTGAATAACAATATCTATCTGAGGTAACTGAAAAGGAATTTGAGGTATATAAATAAAACTTTTTTTCCAAGTAGAACTAAATTTAGGCAATCCATTATCTCCAATAACTTGTCTTTGTTGAACATCGTGACGTGGAATTTCTTCTACTTTTAAATGAATAAATTCAAATTTGCCATCAATTATTTCTTTAATAACATAAGGACTATTTTCATTGACAAAAATATTTAAAATAGGAGAAAACAATTTACCTTTTTCTTGTTTTAAATAGTGTTGTGGTATTTCGGCAACGAAAATGTGATAAAAAACCACATCCCCATTACCCGTTTTATAAGAACGAACTTCATCGCCACTAACAATTCTATTTAATAGTGGGCTAAAATATTCAACTACGGGAATAAGCCCTAAAGATGCAAGGTCAAAAGAGAAAATTCCAATTTCTTGAGCAGTAAAAGTTATTTTCTTTTTTTGCTCTAAATCTATTTGTTCAATATTTGTATTACGTCTGTCAAATGCTTCTAATTCTTGACTTAATTCATTATTGAATAAAAAAGTAGTCACATCGTCTGTTACTTGACTTAGGTCTGTAGTACCAAACCAATTTTCATCTCTTGCATCATTTTCAAGAGTTGTTCGTGAAAATGTCAAATCATAAACAGTCCGAGCATTCCCTTGTAATTTAGGGACTAAATCATTTATGTAATCTACATAGTCAAAATAACTATCAAATAAGATAGTTTGACTATTAGGTTTGACTGAAGATATGTCTACTTTAGTAAATCCCATTAGTTAACAATATATTTATCAGCAATTAACCAATTTGTTGATTCGCTATAAATTTTAGAAGCCGTTTCTTTAACCATTGGGGTCAATGAATCTACAAACCCACTTTCTCCACCATTGACGATTAAATCAATAGCATTTTTAGTTATTTTTTCAACTTCATCGTAGGTGTATCCACTTTCACGAATTAAGGTTTGTTTAGCATCATCGCCAAAAGCAACTAAATAACTTTCAAAAGTTGACAATACCGTTTTCCCTTTATTAGTAACATCTGAATCTCCTTGTTTTTTGGCAATAGCACGAACCAATTCTATTTCAAAACCTACTCTAAAGGCAATAATTGTACGATAAGAAACTAACGCCATATTTTTCATATTGTTTGCTTCAATAATCGTTCTTAATCCTCTTGGGGTAGGCAATGGTCTACCATCTCTTTTTGCTTTAATATATTCATGATAATTACCTACAAGCATATCATATAAAAACTTATAACGGCAACTTTCTTCGTCAATATATTGAGAATAATCAACATAGTAAACACTACCACTAAATCTATCTAATAAAGATAAATCTTGTTGGTTGTTACCAACATATCCTGCTGGGTTTGGTTTATTCGGATACACGTTACCTGTTGCTATAACTGCAAAATTTTCATTTCTTGGAATCGGAGGTTCGCTTGGGTTCGTTGAATTTATTTTAGGATTTTTTCTTGTTTTAGAAGATTTTGCTAAAGCATCGTTTAATAAACCTGCCGTATTCGGGTCAAGTTTAGGCATTTCGTCTAAAACCAATATTTTACCATCTCTCCATGCTATCACTAATTTGCCATCCTTATAACCTTCGATTGTTTGACCTCCTAAAATTTCAGTTGGCGAAGTATATTGAGAACAATTTAACATTAAATACTCTCTATTTAATATTTCAGATACTTTTTCTGCCGATATGGTTTTTCCTGAACCAGCCTCACCAATTAAATAAACGTTATTTCCTGCCAATACATCATCCAAAATAGAGAAAATATTTGGTATCATTGCAGTGCTTTTATCCACTGTAATTTGCAAATCGTATTTAGGCAAACTTAAAACAACTATTTGATTTTTGCGTATTTCATCTAAAACGCTTTTATCTAATTCATCTAAATTGATTTTACGAGTTGTAAGGAACTCTTCAATCATTTTCCTTACTTCGTAACTATCCATGCCACCACCTTGATTAGAAAGCATCATAGCCCTCAATGTGGTAAGCATAGCATCAATAGTTGAAGAACCATCAGTAGTTGATTTTGCCTTTTTTTCTTTTTTAGTTTCTTTTATAACAACTTCCTCTACTTTAGGAGTCATTGCTTTTAATTCATCTAATTTGGATTGAGCATTTAAGCGAATACTTTCGGGGGTACTTGGATTGCTTACAATCCTTTCCATTGCTTCAATTTTTGAATTTATTTCTTGTTGTGTCATTTCGTTTTAATCTAATAATTTTAAGGTATTTAAATCGCTTATATATGTAGCCAATTCCATTCTTTTTGATTCATCTGCTTCCATCTCTAATAGATAATTTAAGTCACTAATATATTCATCTAAATTAACTTCTAATTTTGTTTGTGATTTAGATACATATTTTTCAATAAATTCAAAAGGCACGGGTATAGTAATTCCATTGCCATCAAAATCTATATAGGCTTCTTTTTGACCATAATCAATAGAACTAATAACACCAACATATCCTATTGGATACAACGAAACATTATACCGAAAAGGCATTTTTAATTGTATTGTATCGTTTAAATAAAATGGCAAAACTTCTTTTGTGCTTTCTTCAATAACCCTAATCTTTTTAAATGGAATAATATAATTATAATCGGGTCTTGCTTCAGAATTCATATATACATCTACAAAAGTATTTGGTGGATAATAATCTTTAGATAAAACACCTATATCTCCCTTTTTTAAATTCCCATCATCTTCTATTAATTCGAATTCAGTCCATTGTGGAATAACTACTTGTGGCTTTATGGGATTTTCTGCTTTTGGTTGACTCGCTCCTGCCCAATATTTGCTTAAAACATCACAAGCCATTTGTGGAATGGTATCATCGGCATTAGTCGTCCATCTAACAAATGTAGCGTCCTTCCAATTCCATTGAAAACCTACTTCAAGCATATCTGATTTAATTTCAGCCCACTTCTCTCTATTAGGTTCTGTTGCTTCGTCCTTAACTGCTTTATAAAGATATTTTTCTTTTGGTTTACCCACATAAATTTTCCATCCATTCCCACAATCAAGAATTAAATCAAGGTTGTCAGTTGGACTAAATTTAGCACCTTTTTTTTCGAATTTACCCTTGTATTCTTTTTTCTTAGGTTTAGGCATATCTTCGTAATTTGGAGGTGTCAAATCATATTCTTTTGAGCCATAAGGTGGTGTATTATTAACAAATATAATTGGCGACCAATTTCCAATTTTCGTTCCATCGGTTAATTGAGCATCTACTTCACGACCCTTCCATATTCCATCACCTCCATCATATTCATTGTATTGACCAAAACTTTGAGCGAAATCATTAATTTTTTTAACCCAATCTTTTGGAACATTCCATAAATATATATTTATAGATGAACCCATAGAATATGAACTGCTTTTTGCCCAAACTTTTATATCTCCATAATTGTTTTTAACATATTGCTTAATCACTTGAGCAATACCTGTAGTATCCAAAGTATATGAGCCTCCATAAGTATTTACGTCAATGTTTTTATACGTTTCCCCAAAAATTATGAGGTCTTTTTTCTCTTTTGCCATTAGCAATATCCTCCTTCTTTCATTTTTCTCATAAGGTTGTGCCCGTAAGAAGTTTTATGGTTTTTCATGCCTTGTTTTTTATTATAAGTTGAATTTATTTTATTCATTATTTGATAATCTTCCATAGTTTCGCCCCCAAATTTATACATTTTACCCGAACAATTACATTGATGAATTTCACCACCATCTTCAAACTTAACACCTCCACCACTTTCATTTATTTTGGATAATATTTGCCTATTTGTTAGCATTTCGCCTTCAAATTCGTATAATTCATCATCTTCAACGGCTTTTTTAGTGATAATAACTTCTCCCCCTTCTACTTCTATTGGTGAATTAGTTGTTGAATTCCATGCTTTTATACCACCTTCAGCGTGACTTCTACCATCGAAGTAACCACCTTTTTTACCATTGTTAGTAATTCCGTGTGCAGTTGCTACTGAACCACCTTCGGCAAATTTTGGGGTTTCTTGCCCAAACATTCCGTGTAAATGAGAATATCTATTCATTGTTGTTGTTTTGCCTCCATTTTCATATTTTGTTTTATTTTCATGCATCCTTATTCTTTCGGGAACATCATAATAATCATTATATTCTTTTGCAGAAACTAACTTATATCCCCATCTTTTAGCCATGTCTTTGACAACATATAATCTTCTATCGCCATCTATTTGATAATAAAAATCATCATCTTTTTTAGATATTAACCAATAAATATTGTTTTCAAATTTTGTAATAAAAGCAATTTTATTGTCAATATTACCACCCTCTTTATATCTTATATCGTTACTTTCATTATCAAAAGTTGTGTTTGTTTCGTCTGCAAGTTTGATTTGATTAGGGGAAAGTACAATAAATGATTTACCATCTCCCTCATATTTATTGTTGTAAATAAACCCAACAAAATTGCCATATTTAGATTTTATATATTCTCGAATTTTTACATTGTCTTCTCTATAATAAGCACTTAAAAACCCTTTTTCTTTGGCAATTTTTTCATCAATTATGTTGTCTGAAATTAACATATCAATATATCTTTGAGGGTATTCCCATTCTCCAATATCACTTACTTCAAATAAAGGTTTTATGTTTAAAAAATAAGAACTTACATAAGATTTAAACCCCTCTATAAAAAATTTTGTTGTAGAGCGATTTTTTGCTTGTTCTTTTGTCCCAAAATGGAAACCTAAATCGGCTTTTTCTAAATCAAATGTGTAAAATGGCTCTTTTGCATAAGTCCCGTGATAAACTACTAAAGGTTCTCCATTTTCGTCTACAACTTGACTTGCGTTTTTAGGGTCATTTTCCCAATCTCCAAACCATTTTTTAAATTCGGGAGTACGAACAAGTTTATATTGTTCGGGAGTTAAATTACTTTTCTTGCCATTAGGAGCAATTAACCCACCTTTTTCATAACGTATATCGTTACTTAAAGAACTAAATTCAGTATTCCTGCCATCTGCAAGTTTTACTTGATTAGGTTCAAATATTGTAACGGCTCTTGTAAATTCATCTTCTTTACTTATATCGGAATCGAGTCGAAGTTCTTCAACATACATAACTCCGTCATAACCTAATGATTGTAAAAACATTTTGAATTGACCCATACTATCATCGGACATCAATCTCCAAAATGGATAATCTTTACTTTGACTAAATGAAATACCATATTTTTTAATATAATCGTATTCTTTATCTTTAGCCAATTTTTCTATTTGAGCCGAATCCAAATTATTCTTTAAACCATAATCAATAAATATTTCTGATATAAAGGATAGTGTGTTTTGATGTTCATAGTTAAAATTAATATATGGATTTTTTATACAAGTAAAAACACTATATAAATGCTCTTCACTTGCACTAAAAAAATCACTATAAGATTTATTAACTGCAAAATAAGCGTATGGTCTACCAAATCGACTTACATAAGTCTTAAATTCAAAAAATTCTTCTGATTTAGTTCCATGCCAATATGCTTGTGGTTCTAAAGTGTCATAGTCAATTGTATAAGAAAGATTTTTAATATCAAAGTTTTCAAAATATATCCATAATAATTTTTGATTCTTCGACAAATTACCATTGCTTTTGTCGTCTTTATCAAAATTTTTCTTTATCATAATTTCAACTTCATAGAAAGGACTTTTGTCTTTTCTACTTTGTACAATTTTATTAGCAAAATCTTCCCAATCACCAAACCATTCTTTAAACGATTTAGTGCGAACTAATAATTGTTGAATATAAGTCAATTTAGAGGGAGCACCCGTTGGGGTATCTATTTTAAATAAAGCAGAGGTCTCTCCACCTAACGCCATTTTTTTTATAGCGTTATCGTATTCTAAATCGTAATCAATATTTTGCATAATACATTACAAATATAAGAATAAGATATTAAATTCTATTTTCAAGGAATTTGCAAAGCATTTGAGGTCAATAAAAAATGCGTTTTAAATCATTTTGACATAATTTTTCAATAATTGATAAAAATAGTTAGAAAAAACTTTGTAAAATTGGTGTAAAATACAAATGTAATTTAATAAGATAATTTTGTGCATGAATTTTATATTCAACTATACTAATAACTTACTAAATATGCAATTCTAAAATATTCCAATGCATAATTTTGAGTCTTTTGCCAATAGTATATTTGTAACACTATGGGAGATTTCTTAAATATCAATTCAGACAAATTTTTAGGTGGTAACAACGTTCACAACCTAATTATTATCGGTGCACTCGCTTACATTATTTACAAGAAGTAATTCTTGCAAATAGTTAATCTGTGTTAACTGAATGGAAAGGGTGCGACAACGATGTTGTCGCCTTTTTTTTGCCCTTAACTTTTTAAAATTTTAATTATATCAATTTTTTTATTTGTTGTTTGAATTGTTCTGCAATTTTATCCCAATCGTATTCCTCGAATTTATGTTTATACTTATTTGGGCTAAATGGTTTGTTTCTATTTTCAAATGCTTTTATCATTTGGTCTTTAACTGCAATTGGATTTAACTTAAAGCGAATATTTTCAGCATCTGAGATTTGAAAATGTTCAACCATATCCGTAACTCCATAAACTAATTTTCCATAGTCGGTAATTTCATTAATAGAAGTATGCAATCCACAAATAATTGGCATTCCTACACTCATCGCTTCAGTAACTGTATTGTGACAGATTATACCATTTGCCGTAAAACTATGTTCATTCTCAACACAAATATCGTAAAATTTAGTAGGTTCATTTAATTTAACAAATTCTATATTGTTTATTCTTGAAAAAAAGTGAGTAGATGTTTCTATGTATTTAGGCTTGTGTCTCCTAGTGTTTTCATTTCTAAAACACATATCATTACCTAAAAATGATTTTGCTTTTTGAAGAGAATTATTTGTAAAAATTACATAATAACACCCTCTTTTTGATTTTTTAATAGCCGACATTATATTAAAACTCATTAATATACTTCTTATTTGGAATGCTAAATGAGGGCTTTTAGTAGTATATGAAATGTGATTTTTGCTTTGGTTAATATGTCCATCTCCTAAAATATATCCTTTTAATACACTTTTCATTAGTTCGCCATTTAAATAAAGCCAATGAGGTATTTTTTTATTTTCAGCATGAATACCAAAACATTCTCCAAATAATGTTGCTAAAATTTTGTTAGATACTCTGACTCTACATTTATTTTTGCCATTTTTATCAATTACGCACTTTAATCCAAATTTATTTTCTAAAATGTTTTTAATAAAAACTGCTTTACTATTTATTAAATTTCCATTAAAAGAAAATTCTATTCTATTGCTATTCTCATTTGAGCCTTCGGCTAAATACCATCCAAAAACTTCGGCTAAATCTGCATCTACTATAATTTTAGATTTGCATTTTATAGGTTCGTTTTTCTCAAATCCATCTTCAATTAGTTTATTACATAAATCTATAACATTTGGATTATTAGACAATCTATTATTGGTTATTTTCAATATAGCACGTTCTACAGTATGTTTAGTGACATTATATCTTTTCATTATTGAAGAAATACTCCATTTTTTATTAAAAGGGGAATACCCATATTTGCAAAAAGCAAATTCATTTTCATAATAAAAATCTTCTTGATAATCACTCAATTCATTTTCCAATCTTAATAAAATATTAGAATCCGTAACATTAATTAATTTTGGTTTTCGCATTGCAACGTACATATTTGGCTTATTTATCAATTCCTTAACATTTGCCCAATATGGCTCTGAAATTCCATCAGTGACAAAAAATGGATGCTCTGGCGTTACGGAAACTTCCATATTATATTCTGAATTTAAAATATAATATTCATTTACATCTCTACTTGTAAAATCTAATATTTTATGAAACTCTCCATCATTAGTTAAAACCTTGTCTTGCGTTTCTTTAAATAAATGCAAATCTTTAATCTTCTTTAATCCATTATTTGTTTCAACTAAGGTATTTGATTCTAAACAAAGCCCCCAACCTTCTGCCATAGTTGTATTTACAAATACGTCAAAACAATTAAAAACTTCATTCATCTCTTGAGTAGTGTAATTATTGCTTACATACTTATCTTCTAAAGGAAGTATTACATCTTCGCCAATAGTTAAACCAAGTCTTTCAAGGGCTACATATAAATTGATACCTGTATTGTCCGAATGATAACAATGCAAATACAAAACACTTTTCTCGTTAGGGTGATTCTCTTTTAGCCATTCTTTAAAGTACTTAAAAGCAATAAGTGTAGTTCCTATATCCTTTCGGGGTTGATTTTTGTTTACGTTGCCCCAAATGAATGCATTTTCGGGCATATTATACTTTTTACGCAACTCACTCTTATTAGACATTGGTTTGAAGTTTTTTCTATCAATACCATGGTTAATAATTTCTACATTGATTTTTTTATTTGGGCTTACTACTTTGTAAGCATCAAGTATTTCTTTTTTACCATATTCTGTATATGTTACAAGTGTATCAAAAAACTCTAAATCTTTAAAATATCTTCTATATGGTTGCGAGTCAATTGGCGTGTAAAATAAGGTCTTGAAGGGCTTTTTATTTTTAAAAATTTTATCTTCCTTTAACGCTTGTAAATGGCGACCCATCGGGCTAATAACGGGAATATCATTCATAGGGAAAAACAAATCATATTCTCCTATCTGCAAAATCTTTAAAACACCATCCCTCCAATAAAAATCATCTTTGTTTCTTGCAAAAAACTTAGGATTGAGCACCATTATTTGCTCGTTATACTTCGTATGAGGGTTGTCTCCGTAATTTAATGCACATACATCTACCTCAATGTTCATTTTTTTAAACCAAGGTGTTAATCTATCTAAAATATTGTGTGCTACAGTACCAAATCCCGTAGGGCACATAAAATCCATAAAGCACAATATTCTTTTAGTGTCTTTTTTGTCCAATTCTTTCGTCATATTTTTTAAAAATTTCGTCAATAGTTGTTTCGTTCAAACGTGCGTATTCATTAAGGGTGGCAACACTTTTATTTTTTAAATTTTCGCCAATGGTTGCACCCCTTGAACAAATAATTAAACGCTTAACTTCTTTGTATTTCAAGTTTAGGCTTTGTTTCATATTTACCAACTAAAAATTTCATGGCTTGAACCTCGCAAGTCTGAATAGCCACAACGTTCTCGCCTTCTTTTGCCACTTGCAACTTTGTACAATTAGTGCCACACAACTCATAGGACATAACTATTTGATTAGCCATATTCTGAGTAGGTATTGGGGCACATTTGTGACATTTAGCAGGTAATCCGTCTTTTACTAAAACTTTTACTCCCTTAATTTGAGGGTGTTCGGTAACTGAATATTGATGTAAATATTCTAATTTAATTTTTTCTTGTTCACTCATAGTGCAAATATAATTTTATTATAGAGAATAATATTATTCATTCAAAAAATAATTGAACTTTTGACTATATTTTTCTTCACCTACATAGTGAATATAATCAATAATAGTTCTTGGGAACAACTCTGCTAAAACATTGACATCTAATGCTAAAGCCATCGCTAAAGGGCTACTTTGATTGCCAATAAAATAACCACTTGTTTTGATATTTATGAGCCAATCGTCAATAGTTAAAGGCGTTACTAATTTGCAGTAATGCTTTAAATCAAAAAGGTCGTAGTCGTGTTTTGAACCTAAAAAAACAATCTTTTCAAATTGCTCGATATACTTCAAATAAATAATTTTTGTATTGTCGCTCATCGGTGTTTTATAACGTCTTGCAATAACCAAAGTATTTTGTTTTATTTTGGGGTTATGGTAATCGAGCCAAGCCCCCGTCAATATTGAAGTATTGAATGTTTCGTTAAAAATTTCTCTCCAACAATTTTTATATAACAAATTCGAGCGTCTGAATAGAGTGGTATTGGCTTCTATTGGCTCACCATTCCAAATTTTAAAATCTTCACAAAAAGATTGCATTTTAATAAACTCATACAACTCCATATAAGTATTTTTTAAACCATTTTCAAACGGCTCTACACTATCGGTCATGTAGATAACAGACTTTTTATTGAAATGCTTAAATAAAACTTTGCAAACGTATAATGAATGAATTAAATCACCCAACTTTCCACTTATAAGTACACTAACCTTTTCCATACATTTTAGTGCTTCCTTGGTCGTATAACTTTTGTTTCTTTCCTTGTGCAATTAAATTCATTTCTTCGTCAATCGCTTGGATTAAATCATTCCGTTGTTGATTGGCAATATTTGTTTTTCGTGTAGCGTCTGCAATCTGTTTATCAGTTGCAGACGGGTCACGTTTAATATCTTCAGCCATCCAAATTTTGATGTTTACAATCGAAAGTTCGTCAATTAGTTGTCCAATAGTTTTTTTCATAAGTTCGTTACTCCATGTTTTGTAATCAAATGAGGTTCGGGGCAAGGCACTAAAAATGTACCTCCATTTTGTAGGTAATCTTTTTCTCTTTCTACAAAATAATCAATAAATTGAAAAGGAAAAACAACAGTAAGATTTGGTTTTGCTTCTCTCCATTCTTCTTCGCTACAAATTTCTATTCCACTACCTTTTGTGAATTTACCATATTTATCGGTGTTCGCTTCAGCAATTTTGGTAATATCTTCAAAGTCCAATTCATAGTATTGCAATAAAGTATTTGCTTTTGTAGATGCACCATAACCCCAAACAGATAATCCTTGTTTATTGGCTTCTCTAACATAATCAACTAACTTCATTTTGCTAAGATTGATATGCTTTTTAAAAGTTTCCCAAGAAATTTCAGTCTTTTCAAAAGTTTGCAAAGCATACATATTTACAATTCCTACCACATATTTTGATGGTGGTAAAAATGAATGACTATAACTTTTTCTACAATATATTCTAATAGAACCACCATTAACATCATTTATTTCGGCATTAAAAACGCTAAATTTATTTTGAACTAACATACCTGCAACATTCGTAAATGAATGATAAGCATAATGTTCGTGACAAATATTCATAAAATCGCCCATCATTAACATACTTGGTGTGTAGGTGAATTGGAAAACAAATATTCCATCTTCATCTAAAATTTCTCTAACATCATTTAAAAACGACATAGGGTCTTGAAGGTCGTAAAACATTGCACAACAAGTAATAACTTTTGCTTTTTTAGTTACATTTTGTAAGTATTTTTCAGCCGTAAAATAATCATTGATAAAAATATTACTTCTATGCTTACATGATTCTGCAATGAATCCTTCAACAGGGTCGCACCCCACCTTAACGTACTCGTTTTTAACAAAATTTAATAAAGTACCATCATTTGATGCAATATCCAACCAAACATCACCTGTTTGTGGTAAAATGAGTTCATCAATATTGTCAACTACTTTTTTTAAATCTTTTACCATTTTACCATTGATTCCACTATGATACCAATATTTACCCCACATTAAATCAAATGGTGGTTGTTCTGTAAGTACGGGACATCCCAAGTTTTCATCATAAACTAATTTTAAGGGGTATTTCTGCCCTTCAAACGCTTCTTCGAACGTATCTGTAAATGCACTAACAAAGTGTTCGCCTAAATCTAAAATTTCTTCTCCGTGTTTCATTTTTTTATATAAAAATCATTAACTACATTTCTTAAAACTCTTTTGTATCCTACACTATCCATGTAATCTACATAATGTTTGTCGTCATAATTGTTTTCTAATACAACTACTTTCGGCATCCATCTGGCAATATCAAATCCTTTCATAACATCTACTTCAGTACCTTCGGTATCAATTGATAAAAAATCAATCTTGTCGATAGCAGGATACTTTTTAAGAATAGTATTTAAAGTCATCATTGGCACATTAATTTTTTTAACTTCGGGTTGCAAAAACAAATGGTCATTATATAACCTTTGGTCTATTTGCAAACCACTAATAGCCGTTTGATTTCCACCTTGAGCAGTTAAAGTAACTACGTTAAATTCTACTTCTAACTTATCTTCGCTACCAACTGCACAATGTACTGCATTGTGGCGATTCATTTTTAAATTCTCGTACATATCGGGATTTGCTTCACAACAAATACACATCCAACCATGTTTTTCGAAATGATAAGTATTACTTTGTCCAATACCATCTGTTGCACCTACATCAATACAAACTCCCTTGTATCCCGATTCGAAGAAATCTTGCAAGATTTTATCTTCACCAAATTGACTATAACTGTGTATCATCCTACTATATTATAAATTTTCTCTGTTAAATCAATATCATATTGAGCATCATGCAAATCATCTTCTACTACTTTAATCCCTAAATGTTTTGCTACGCTTGAAAGTTTGAAGTTTGTCAATTTTGACCTTTCATTTTTTAAATAATGAGAAGCCAAAACCATAACGTCAATAGAATCAGACCAAAACCAACTACCAAAATAATTATCACCCATTTGTGTAAAAAATGCCCTAAAAAATTGATTATCAAAAGAAGCGTTATTGTAACCAACCAAATGAAATTTATCGTTTTTATTAAATTTATCAACATACTTACCTAACATTGAAAGCAATTTAGAATAAACCGAAATCATTGGTTCATAAGTTAATAAATCATCTTTGGTTATTTTCGCTATATCCAAGGCTTCTTGTTCTATTAAAGCATCCTTATAAGGTTGTACTTTAAAATCAAATCTCTCTTTCAACTCTCCATCAATTACAATTTTCCCCGATATTTGATGAATACCATTTTTCCAAAAACGCACTCCTGTGGTTTCTAAATCAAAGAAAAACAACTTCATGATAAATTCGCCTTTCTTGTGTCTGTCCAATTTTCTCTTTTCATATATTATTTATTTTTTTCTAATTCAACCATTTCAATTATCATTTCATCAAAATGCTTTTTGGGACACCATTGAATAGTTTGCCAAGCCTTTGAATAATCGCCCAATAAGTTATCTCTTTCATCTTCACGAACTAATTCTGAATCAATCGAAACATAATCTTCCCAATTTAATCCTTGACTTGAAAATGCGATATTCAAAATATCAAGAACAGAATGAGTTTGAGCAGTTGCAAATATAAGTTCTCGAGGTTCTCCTTGCACCATTTTATAGTAACCCTCAATAAAGTCGGGGGCATAACCCCAATCCCTTTTACTATGTATGTTTCCCAATTTGAGTTTTCCTACTCTTTTGTGATTTACAATATCAGCAACAAACTTTGTAATTTTTTTGGTTACGAATTGTTCACCTCTAAGATTGCATTCATGATTAAAAGATATTGCGTTATAAACGGGGTATCCTTGCTCTCTCATATACCTTAACATCATATCTACAAGATTTTTAGCGTGAGCGTAAGGTGTATGTGGGTTTCTCGGTGAATTTTCATTTAAAGTTAAATTTTTAACCTTGCCAAAAACTTCACTACTACTCGCTTGAAAGAATTTACATTTCTTATATTCAACCCAAGCCAATAATCTCATGACACTTCTATAGTTTACGTCCATGGTATAACTTGGCATTCGAATAGAGTCGGGGCTAAAAGAAACGCCACCAAAATTATAAACCTCGTCAATACTCTCGTGAACGTGAATTGATAAAAGCGAAAAGACTAAATTCTCATCAGACAAATCAAAAAAGAACCACTTTAAATTTTCGTGCTCTTTTAAATTGCCTTTGCTATAAAAAGTAGCGTAAACAAAATATCCCTTGGAAAGCAATAAGTCCACCATAAGTGAACCATCCATTCCTGTCGCTCCAATAACTAATGCTTTTTTCGTGTTGTCCATATTTGGATTTTAAAGAAGTAAAATCATTGCAAGTGCACCAACTACACCCCCGAACCAAAAAGTCTTATAAAATGGCTTCTTTGTATCTATGGTGACATTTTTTACCGAAGTAATATCTGTATAAGGGTTGTCTGATTTAATTTCTACGATTGGTGTAGGTTTTTTAAATAATCCATTACTTTTTTCGCCAACTGAAATAGTAAAGTTATTTAACATATACATCGTATCTATTGTAATATCTAAAGGGTCAATTGTAACTTCTAATTTACTCCAAGAATCTTGATAAACGAATGTATATGGCAACGGCATCCACTCAAAAGTATCCATCTCATTTGAATCAATGTATTTGATAGTTTCAAAATAAACGGGTATTTTCTTTTCTACAATAGCACTTTTCGTTCTCATTTGAGTTTGTTGGGAAACTTTGGAAACGTTTTTAGTTTCCTTGAGTACTTTTATTGCATCCTTCATCGAAAGTATTTGTTGATTTTGTGTTACAATTAAAGCACCATTTTTATCTCGTTCTTTAGTAATTGTATCTAAGTTGTTTTTAACTTTATCAAAGTTGTTATTAATTGCATACAATAGCCATAACAAAACGGCTATAATCAGAATGCTAAAAAATTTATATAAGTCTTTTCTCATTTTATTAATCTTGATTTGAACCTACATATAATATGTTATATGTTAATATGCTTTCTTTCCCTAATTCTAATTTTAATAATCTTTCAATTACATCTTGAGAAGTGTGCCCATCAAATTCAAATAGTGCTTTTTCAGTTTCGGGAATCATAAACAAATCCCAATCTTCCATAGGGTAATGATTTGATATTTGCCCCGTAGGTAAAATAGCCGAAACTATAAACCAATTGTCTTTACCAAAAGGATATTCTCCATCATTATGTCGCCTTGATTTATGGACTAAATGCTTTGGTAAATGACCATTTATTTTATCAAATGTTTTATTAAAATTACTCCAATCTTTTATGCATCCATATCCTATTTCACGCCCACAAGGGTCAAGTGTATAATGTTGTTTTGCCCATCCATTAAATAAAGCCACATTATAAGACTTTCTAATTGCATATAAATCTTTAAATGTATGATAACCATCTGACGTATCTTCAGTTATCTTCATTTGTTCTTTCTCCATTTCTTTGGCTTTGTCTATGATTATTTTTTTTCTCGCAATATATTCTTTGATATTCATGTTGTTTAGACCTCGTGAAACTTCTAAAGCCATTGTCGCATCAATATAATAATCTACTGCTGATTGTTGTGTTTCGTTGCTCATATTTTCCATTTTTTGATTGTCAAAAGGTTTTGTTTGTAATGTATTAATACCAACTATTGTTTCCCTGTGTGGTAATTCTAAATGTTTTTTAATTAATACATCAAATACAGTTTTTTGTGTTTCGTCACTCATATTTCATTTAATTTAGATTGTTTTGTATTCATATATATTGAACGAATATCAATTTCGAAATAATTCTTATTTATTTTATTCAACCAAGAACAAACTTTTGTTGCTTCTTCAAGGCTAAACAATCGTGCACCACCTTGAAAGTCGCATTGATTCCACAAACTGCTTTCTATCTCCACATCACTTATATAAGTGTATTTGTGGTCTTTCTCTTCCCAAGGTGCTCTTGTATTGACCTTAATCAAAAAAATCTTCGGTGTAAACATATCTAAATTTAACTCTAAAAGTTGCTAATCCAACAAATTGAAAACCATATTGGGTGTATGAAGTTGCGTAATAATATGAAAAAGGTTTTTTAGCCATTATTTATTTAAAAATCTCCATTCTGTATTGTTTTTAGAACGACCATTGAGTTTAGACCTCAAAGTAGAATATGGCATATTTAATTTTTCTGCCAATACTCTAACACAAACAATTATTTCATTTGTTTTAATATTGATTATTGTTTTTGATTGTTCGTGTTTATCCCCTATAAATTCTTTACGTTTCAGCCCACCCATTTCAACTGCATTACGCTTCTTGCCTTCAGCCCAATCTTTTTTGTTTTTTTCGGTAATGGCATTCTTTTGAGCATCCCATAAACCATTTTTTACTGCGTGTGCAATATTTTCTTTTCTACTATTCCATTCAAGATTTGAAACATGATTATTCATTTTATTACAATCAATGTGATTCACATCGTTTTTACCTTCGGGAGGCATATTACCCCAAGTCATTAATACAACTCTATGTAAAAAAAATTGAGAGGATTTTTTACATTTTGTTTTTATACCTACGAAAAAATACCCATTTTTATTAATGTGCTTACTTATCCATTTTTTGTTTTTAAAAGAATAAACATCTCCATCAATAGTTACCCCATAATTTTCATTTAAGGGAAATAAACGCAATTCTCTGCCGTCTATTTTAAAATCTTGGTGGGTCATAAGGTCTTGTTCCATTAAAAGGAATTGTAAACGTTTCTTGCATCGGCATTCCACCCCACATTTCAATAAATGTTTGTCTATTCCTATCAAAATTCATATTTAATGATGGGTCTTTTTCAATAGTTGCACTATTACGATAAACTTCGGGATTAAAAAAAACATCTGCGATAATTTTCATACCTAACAACTTCATTCTGTAGTACATAGAATTATCTTCAAAGTACGAACCGACAAAAATCTCATCAAACAATCCAACTTTCTCAAGCGTTGCAATCGGCATTACAAAACAACACCAAGTACCCGTCCCTTGATAAAAGTCGGCAGGATGGTTTTTGATAAATTCTTCAATTTCGTCAGCATTTTTTTTCCAAACAATATCATCGTTTAAAAGTGCGATGTGAGAATATCCTTTATTCCTTGCAACTTTTGCCAATAAATTCCAAGAACCTGCAACACCCAAATTTTTGGGCATAACCATTACACGTTGGTTAGCCGATTTGGTTTGTATTGCTTGGTTTCCGTTATCTACGATAAATACATTCCTACCATACCAAGTATCTTTGTAAACTTCAAGTGCTTCTTGTAATAAATCATTCCTGTTAATTGTTGGAATACCTAATGCTACTGTTACTATGTTGTCCGTGTTTTCCATTTTTTAATTATTTTCAAAAATAAGTTAATATTTCTACTTTACAAACATCCATCCAAATATTTTATCCATAAAGTTATGCCAAAATAATGTGTGATATTTGACTTTTACCTTATCGCATTTAGTACAATAAATAATAGACCTTTCTCCATCGTAGTCGAATGTTTCCCAATTGTGCTTACACATTTTTTATTTAGTTTTTTGGCAAAATCCTATCTCTTAATTCTGCACTAATCAATATTGAAGCCATTTCTCCGTAAGAAAGATTTAGTGTTTTGTCTCCTTGTTTGATAACAACTTTATTTGTAATTAAATATTTAATAAAGTCTTGATATTTATCAAAGTGTTTTGAATAATCAATATTTTGGACTATATCAATACTTTCCACTTTCATGAAATTTTTTTCTATTCCAATTATCAATTCTCTCAAGTCTTGAATTGATAAAGTCATAAGTGGGTTTATTGTTTTTGTTGTCATATTTTATAACTTTTTATTGTAATAAGATTTGTTTTGTCTCTAACTTATTTAACCATTCTGTAACATTATCAATTTCTCTAAAAATTTTCTTCATTACATAATAGCGACCATACAATCTTCTAAACTTAGCAAATTCCTTTTCTCTTTTTTCATGAGATAGTTTTGAAAACACTTTTGCTTGTGTGGTTATGGCTTCTAACTTAATTCTATTATCAGCCCACTCTTCTGCTTCTTCTAAATTAACCTTTGTTGGGTCTAAATAGCCAATTCTTTTTAGGAACTCCCAAATAACGTTATTGTAATCTCCTAAATAAGTATCATTATTCTTTACCCAATCGCCATAATAGATAATTAATCTCTTTGTTGACTCCAATCTTTCTTCATAAGGTCTAATTTCTTTAGGGGCTTCTATTTGTTTATTAAATGATTCTTTCCTCCAAATAATTTCCTTCATTTTTTCTTGGTTATAATCACAATAAGCATTCAATATTTTCGAAATATACAAAGCACTAAAATTACCATAACATTCTATATCTACTCCTAATTTGTTTTGCAAACTGAATTTTATCGCCAACTGAATATCTTTAATAGTCAACTTTGGGAATAAGTCTTTTGTAATTTTGGTCAAAGCAAAAATATCTTTTTCGCCAATTTTTGAAGATAGCCCCAAAGTATAAACCCATTGGACGATTACATTTTTCAAACCATCCATATCGGCATTCGTTGAAAAATGCTGAAGTGTTTTGCCAAAGTTGGCAAGGTAAATATCCCTTTCTTCTTGGGTTTTAATCCAAGCCCCAATCGACTGCTCTTGAGGATTCGTTAATTGCTGATTCGATTTGGCTAATTGGTTGTGATTGTGGTCTTTCATTTAGGTATGAATTAAATTTATTTCCGAATAATGTTTGTGGTCTAAGATAGTCTTCCATTGATGTATTCAACCATTTTTGACATTTTATATCAATAACATATTTGAAGTCATCAAAATTGTATCCTTCTTTAATCCTTGCATTGATGCTATCTATAGTAGATTTAGAAGTTGCTGAAAACTTTTTATCTGCTCTATTGTTTAAATAATCAATAATCAATTTGACGTTGTCAATATTTGACGATTGTTGTTTGACGGCTTTTTTCTCTTGTTTAGCAAAACTAAAAACATAACCATTCTTATTTGTTACAATACTAAAATTAACTTTGCTTTTAACCAACATACTTGATAATTCGCTGATTAATTTATGTAAATATTGTCTACTATGTCCAAGCACACTACTTATCCGAGATAGGCTCAATACCTCGCCTTCGTGTGCAAGAAACATAGTTAATAGGTTAAGATGATTTTGTCTTGGAATCAGTTGTTTCCAAACTTCCTTTGGTATCATTCCAAAATATCATCAATAGGAACACCCAAGGTATTTGCAATGGCACGAGCAGTATCAGTTTTGTAGTTTCTGATTAATCCCGATGCAATTTTGGACATTCTATACAACTCGATATTTACACCCGTTGTATCCTTAACTCTCTTAATAAATTCCGTAAGATTATATCCACGACTTAAAATCAATGCATACACCTTCGTCTGTTTTTTTATTGAAATATCTTTTGTTGTCATAATTTAAAATTTCTAAAAGCATACCCCGATTTGCCATTTGGCATAATCAAAGTATCTATTACCATACCTCGTTCCCTTAATCTAAAAATAAAAATACTTGCCTTTTTACTACCCAATGCACGAAACACTATTTCGTCAGTCAAAATATCACCTCTAATTAACATCTCGTAAACCTTTGCTAATTTTGAAGATTCGGCAATGTTTAATTCTTGTAAAGTTGGATTTGGTAAAGTTGGCTTTTCTACTTTGTGATAAGTCGGCAAATTTTCAACTTCTTCATAATTTTCTATATTCTCTTCATAAGGCTTTTTAGAAAAAATAAAAAGAGAAAGAAAAACCAAAGTTGCCAATACGCACAAAGCAAATGTTTGAATATTTAAAATAAACATCATAATTGAAATCCTTTCTCACTTGCAGGTATTGTGTCATCTTCATAAGAAAATGGAACGTGCTCATCGTCAACGTGAACATCGTCTTCCATGTCTTCAAACAAATCCATTTCCTCATTCATAGGACTTGGATAAATAGACAAATCGTCTTTTTGTAATTCGTGTGTGTTTTCCATATTGTTGCAAATATATAATTATTTTCAAAAATAACAATTAATCTCTAAAAAATATTTTGTAGAAGTAGTAATTGAATGAAGCCCCAACATACATACTAAACATTATCACAATTGTATGATATGCAAAAGTTGAATACTTGGCTTTAAAATTAAGGTAATATGGCAACGGGTGATAATAGTAATACAAACTGCTTGTAATGATAGAAGCCCAAAACAAAGTCACATAAACACTATGTCTAAAATCTAAATAGTCAAGGTCGTGAGGTTTGAAGAATATTCCTTCTTCACGTTTAGCATCAACTCGAAATACTGCTTGTAAAACATTCCCTGCTAAAAAAACTCCCAATAATGCATAAATAGTATCAATCATCATTTTTATTAATTTTATATTTTCTAAAAATTGCCTTTTCTCTTCTATCAATCATTATCGCCAAGGCATTCAATAATTTTTCTTTGTCGATTGTTGGTTCATTGTCGAACTCTTCTTTCAAAGTCGCATCTTCGATGTGAAATTGAACTAATTCTTTTATTTCGTCCATTCTAATATGATTTTATTGTTTATTCTATCTAACTCCTCATGCCCTGCACAACCATGGTAAGAACATAATCCACAAGGGTCGCTACATAAACTTCTTTTTATTTTTGGTCTTACTTTAATTAAATCGTTTGCTAACTTGCCTAATTCTTTTGGCGACATACATCTATACCCTTGAATAAATGTACCACCATGTATGTATCCATCGTCCTCGCTAATTTTTACCAAAGCAAGTTCACTACCTTGGGCTACAACTTGTCTTTTGTCAAAGTCGTAAAGTTGATACACTTGCCCTTCATGTGTACTAACTCTTCTTATTACATAGGTGCTTTCCATAATTGTATTGCAAACATAATAAAAATATTTTAAAAAAAGTTTTTATTTTTCAAAATAATATTATATTTGCATGGAATAATTGCAAAAATGAAACAAAAAATACAATCTATGGAAACGACAAAACTTATCCCACTTTATGATTTTGCTCCTTTTTGTGTTTTAGAGGGAGGTAGAGGATTACACGATACAGAAAACTATTTGATTAAATCATTTAATTTTCACGGAGCAAGAAATTGGGTTCTTGATGAATTATATGAAAAACCGAGAAGATTAGTTTCTCTTCAATTTTTAAGACCTAAAACATTAATAGTGGGGACAACAGGAGTATATAAAGACAAAATAAATATGCTTATTGATTTGTTTTTTGAATTAGATGTGGTTGGATTAGAAAATATTATTTTGACAATGAGGTCGGAAGATGTGTTTTATGAGCAATTGCTAATTTTAAGGGAAAGAAATCCCGAACTAAAATTTTGGGCTTTAAATGAAACTCCGAGTATGTTTGATGAAGATGGTACAGAATATAGCATTTATGAAATAGAAATTTATTAATGAACATAAATATGAAAGACAGAAAAATAATTTTATCAAAAGATGAATTTGATAAAATGGAGCAAGAATTAAAGGCTTCAAGGGAACTAATTAAAAGTAGAACATTGGGGATAATAGTTAGAAAAAATTGGTTTAGCGATTTAGTTTATGATGCAAAAAGTCAACATTCAGCAAGATATGATGTAGGTGAGCACATAAGTTTTATTTTAGGGTGTGATGGGAATACAATTGCAAGACAAATGTCATACGAAATAAACAATTTACAAGGTCAAATATATATTTTGCAAGAAAAATTATCAGACACGGAGCAAGAATTAAATTATGCTAAATCTAAAATTTTAACATGGATGCAATTGCCTTGGTATAAAAGATTATTTAAAAAATCATGAAGAAAAAACACAATAAACTTTTTTTAATGACCGATGATGAAAAGTTAAAATTTCTTAGAGAAAAAATATATGAAAAAATAGAAACTTCTCACACGGGTAGATTAATGATTTCAACAAATTTGGCAAAGAAAGTAGCCGAATTACTTGGTGGAGATTATGATGAATTGAATCAAATTCAAAAATATATTTTCCGTTCTCAAATTTGCTTCGAGCAAATAAGTATAAAAGATGGGTTTGATAAATTTTTACTTTATTAATTAAAATGAATTATGAAACTTACACCAAAAGAAAAGGCAAAGCAATTAATTAAAGATTTTGGAGATATGGAATCCACTACCTTTCATGATGGATACCCCGAAAAAACAAGTATTGATGATATTTATTTAAGCAAACAATGTGCATTAAGATGCATTAATGAGATTCTTGAAAATTTTGGGACTTTAACAGAAGGCAAAGACCATTATTCTGCACATATTACAATTAAATATTACGAAGAAGTGAAAGAAGAAATATTAAACTATCAATAATAAAAAAACAAAGTAAAAAAATATAAGATAAAAAATGAGAGTACTAATAGAAGAATACAGAGGTTGGGAAATTTTTTTCGACACTGAAAATGAAGATTTTTACACTACGTCTAATGAATACGATAGACAACAAAGCAAAAGAAGTTATGCATCAACTAAAAAATACATTGATGATTTTTTAAAAGAAAATCTTAACTTCAAGCCATTTAAAATTCAACGAGTAAGAACTTATTTTTCTAATGAAGATACTCTTGAAGTTGTTGGGATGACTAAGCATGGAGTTTTTATTTATATTGATAGAAATGGCAAAAGAGTTCAATTAAGCAAATATTCAGAAGGAGAATATTTTAAACAAGACCCAATAAATGAGAGTGTCTTCAAAGCAATAAGTCAATTATATGAAAAAAACAAAGAAATCGAAAAAATGATTAGGGAAGAAAGTTTAAAACTAAAAAAAGTTTCTTTGGACGAAATAAGAAATAACATCATGGGGCTTTAAGCCCCTTTTTTATTTTTTTATTTTTTATTGTTATTTTATAAAATAATATTATATTTGCATCGAATTCTATTATGACAAATATTAAAGACCTAATTAAAGAGAGTGGCTTGGACGAAGAAAAGCAACTTTCACTAAGTAGCAAATTTGCAGAGTTTGAAAGCGTTGCAAATGAATGGAAAGAAAAATCATTAACCATTCAAGTTACTGATGAGAATCAAAAAGACCTTATGGCTTCAGCAAAAGAGGGGCGTAAATTTTTAACTTCAAAGCGTACTGAGATTGAAAGACTTCGCAAAAGTTTAAAAGATGCAAGTTTACAAGAGGGGCGAATGATTGACAAAATTGCTAAACAACTTACTGAATTAATCGAGCCTACTGAAAAATATTTAAAAGAACAAGAAACTTTTGCCGAAAGAAAAGAAGCAGAACGAAAAGCATCATTGATTACAAGTAGAATTGATTTGCTTTCTCCTTATTTAGAACAAGGGGTTAATGTAAATGATTTTAACTTAGGTGAAATGGATAATTTTACTTTTAATGCAATTCTTGAAACTACAAAAAATATGTTTCTTAAAAAGAAAGCAGAATTAGAAGAACAAGAGCGTCAAAGATTAGCCAAAATTGAAGAAGAAAAAATTCGTATTGAAAATCAAAGGTTAGAAAACTTACGTTTACAAAAGCAACTTGAAGACCAAAGGCAAGAAGCAAAAAGAATCCAAGACGCAAAAGACAAGGAACTTGCAGAAGCGAAAAGGCTTCAAGAATATAATAATAAACTAATTGAAGAAGCAAAAAGACTCCAAGAGCAAAAAGACAAAGAACTTGCCGAAGCAATAAGAATTCAAGAGCAACAACAAAAAGAATTATTACAGGCTAAAACAAGAGAGGAATTAGATGCTCAAATAGGGGTATTTGGTCGAACTAATTCAGCAGAAAATACAATTGTGATAGGAAATAATGTGAAAGCAAACAAACCCAATACTATTTACATAGGTGATTTAATTCAAGTAGATAAAGAGTATTTCTATTACAAAGATGAAAAAATAGAAGATATAAATAAGGTTTATGATTTATTGACCGAGTTTTTAAAAACAAATATGAAATAATGGAAAAAGAATTTGTATCAAAAGATATTGCCCTTGAAATGTTTAATATTGGATTCGATGAACCTTGTGTAAAGTTTCAATGGGTTGACCAAGATAAACCTAAATGGATGGGCGAAACCAATTCTCCAAGTAAATTACATAGGCAAAAATATTGGAAAGATGAAAGTAATTTATTTACTATTTCTATTCCTACTTTTAGCCAATGCTTTAGATGGTTTAGAGATAAGTATAAATTGTATCATAAAATAGATGTACAAGATATTGAACTTGATTTATTCGATTACGAAATTCTCGAAGTAAAAAAAGGTAAGTTTAATAATGACTTGCATAGAGAAGCAAATTTGAAGTCATACCAAGGAGCAGAACTTGCTTGTCTGAAACAATCAATTGTAATAGTAAAAACAAATAACGGGAAATGAAAAAATATTGTGTACCATGTGAAATTGTTTTAGAATTAAAGCAAATTGGATATAATGAAGAATGCGAACTATATTGGTATAAAGCCAATAATGGGTATGTGATTGTACATGAAAAAACCCAATCATTTGAACAATACATAGATGCACCACTTTATTGTCAATTATTTGATTGGTTTAGAGAGAGATATGATTATCATTCATATATAGAAGTATATGAAAATGGCGAATTCCATTGGACAATACAATCTGATGAATTTCAAATTGAAGAAATTGTTAAAAGCCCAAAAACATTTTCACATGAAGAATGTGAATTACAATTGTTAAAAGAATTAATTGAAATGGTAAAAATAAAAACACAAAAATGAAAAAAATAAATATTTTGGTAGTAATGGCAATGATATTGTTGTCTACCTCTTGTGAGCGTGTAGCACCTAATTATGTTGGTGTATTAATGGAAAATTATGGTAAAAGTGGCAAAAGTGACTTTTCTTTACAAAAGGGTCGTGTTTCTACTTGGGGTGCAGGAATGGAATTATTTCAAGTTCCTTTGTGGGAACAAAGAGCAGACTACGAAGACAAAATTCTTCATTTAAAAGCGTCCGACAATACTGAATTTACATCTAAACCAATTTACTCTTACAAAGTGATTGAAAGACGTGCAATTGATGTTGTATTTGATAATAAGCATTTAGGTAGTGGCGATGACTTCATGAAGTCTTTAGAAAATAATATTTTGGAAACAAAGATTTATGATTTAATGAAAGAAGAAAGTCGAAAATATACAACTGATGAATTAATGGCAAATGGTGGTAGTTTAAAATTTGAAGAGAAAGTACAAAAATTAGTTTCTTTAGAATTTGAGAAAAAAGGTTTAGAACTTTTAACATTCAGTTGTCAATTAGATTTTAGTGCAAAGGTTAAGGCAAAAATTGATTCAAGAAATGAAGTTAACACAAACGTATCCGTAATTGACCAACAAATTATTGAGCAAAAAAAGAGAAATGAACTTGCAGAATTACAAGCCTTGGAAAATAAAATTATTTCAAGTGGAATTACCCCACAACTATTGCAACAAGAATTTATTAAAAAGTGGGATGGTCACACACCAATTTATGGAAGTGCACCATTCTTCATAAAAGACCTAAAATGATAAAAGCAATTATTTATACAGTTTTCTTTGTATTACTTTTGATATTGATAATACAAATTAGTTTGATGTTATTTAATTACATCAATCCATGGGTTTGTTTTATTGTATCACCATTTTTATTCATACTCTATTTTTACCTTGTAATGAAAGCAATGAAAAAAATTGATGGGGATATAATTTAAAGAATTTTCTAATTAAGTGTCAAAGGGTAGCCGTAATTGGCTACCTTTTTTTTTATCTTTGAATTATGGAAAAACTACAACAATATTTAAAAGAGAGAGGACATTCCGAAATAAAGGTAGATGGTATTATCGGAAACCAAACATTGTCGGCATTGCAAATCTACATTTCAAAAAGAATCACAGAGAACAATTTTAAGTTCCCTAAAAAAGGAATAGTATGGATTAGAACCGATGAAAAGTTAACCAATACTTTTGATGACTTCGGAGTATTAATTTTAGATAGTATAGTTACAAAGGTATTCCCTTGTTCTACAACGGCAGGAAAATACTATATTCAAAACCCTATCACTACGGGTGGTATTACAGGAACGGCAGTAACAGTATCACCACAACAAGTATTAGGTTCACATCAATTTAATACAAGTGCTAATTGGAAGTCACTATGGTTAGGTGCACCTTTCTTTAGACAAATTAAAAACCTAAAGATATATAGAGATGGTAATAAGGATTCGGTATTAGATAAGCACACTATTACTAATGGTCTATATGGCATTAACTTTCATAGGGGTGGGTTAGGTTCTTTTATTGATAATTGGAGTGCAGGGTGTCACGTTACAAAAGATGCTATTTGGTTCGACATTCAAAAATTATTTACAAACGGAGAAATAATTGACTACACTATTATTTCTTAGTTGTATATTTGCAACACGTTCTTTCAACTCGGAATTATTCAAAGTGCATTTGGAAGGTGTATGTGCTATGTTTAATTAAGGGGGCTACAATATTTGATTCACTAAATAGAATTCATTAAGCAGTTTTTATCGCTCACACCTCTCAATTTCAAAACCTCAAGAATTAATTTTTTGAGGTTTTTTTATTTTTATTTGTTATTTTATAAAATAATATTATATTTGTACAACAAGTCGTTAATCTTCTAATGGGCAAACTTAGAAAAAGAGGGGCTGACTTACCCCTCTACACTGCGAATTAGTGTAAAGGTAACACGATAGGCTCATAACCTATAATACCAAGTTCGATTCTTGGATTCGCCACTAAATTAAAAAACTGCTTAATTGATAAAGTAATATGAATATTTCGGCAAGAGATTTAAGAATCAACAATTGGGTTCAATTGGGAAATGAAAAAGAGCCCGAACAAATAATTGATGTATTGTGCGATTGCATAAACACTATGAATGAGGAATGTGTCCCTTATGATTTGGTTGACCCAATTACACTAACTGAAGAATGGTTGTTGAAGTTTGGGTTTAAAGAACAAGAATCAGATATACCAACTTTTGCAAAAGTGTTTGGTCAAATTATCGAAGATGATTATGAACATTGTTTAATTATCAATAAAGATATAGATGACAACTTTTTTGCAATCGTGATAGGTGTTAAAATAATTTTTAAATACGTTCATCAAATTCAAAATTTTTATTTTGTGTTGTCTGAAGAAGAATTAACAATAAAAGAAGAGAAATGAAACTATTTACAGAGGAAGAAGTAAAAAAAGCCATAAGAATTGCAAGAACTAGTCAAAATATATGGGCAACGCCATTAACCTACGATGAGCATGAGGTTTTGGGAAAATTAAAATTTATTGAACTACTAAGCGATAATGATATATCGGATAAAGAAAATAAAGAAGTTATTAGTTTTCAATTAATAGATGAAGAAGCCGAAAAAATATATCCAAATGACAATGAATATGAAGAAATTTATTGTGATTTAGGAAAACTTTTTAGAGAAAACTTTATTGAGGGAGCAAAATGGATGCTTAATAAAATACAGGAGGTAACAAATGAAAACTAAAAGATTACAAGCGATACAATATTCGCAAGAAAAAATCGAGGAAGTTATTGAATTTATAAGGACAATAGCATTCAAAATTAGGCGAGTTGACGGCAAAATGGAGTTTATTATTTTCCCATCGCTTACACATAATGAAGACTATGTTGTTAAAGAAGGAGAATGGATTTACACAACGTGTGGAAATAAATTTGGGGTGTGCAATGAAGATGAACTTGAAGATGTTATTCAAAAACTGAAAAAACTAAATTCTAAAGGAGTTAACAAATGAATAACAATCAAATATTAATCGCATTTACAATTATTTCGGGTATAATTTTAGGATTACTTATTTCTATAAGTATAATTTTAATAAAAAATCAAATAGACAAAAAATAAAAAAATAAAAATAGCATTATGGAAAAAACAATTAAATCAGTCATTAGTATTGGAGATACTATTGAAGTTGAATTTTGTGGAGTATTAGGTATTTACAAGGTTGAAAAATTTGAAGTTATTCTTAATAGCCCAACTATTAGACCTATAGATTGTGTTATTCATGTATCACTAAAAAATGAAAGTGGTGGTGGTTTTGAAGGCACTTCTGATTTGTTTAAATATGTAAGACATATTGAAGAAAATTCAGAAATCAACAACGGAGAAATAACAAATGAACTGGTATAAAACCTTAGATATTCACACAAAGATTAACCTAAAAGAAATTACCCCACTGATTGTTGGGTACGAATTTTCTAGTTTAATCAAAATACTTGGATTTAAGGAATTAGTTAATTGCATAGAGCAAAAACTAAAAATAGAAGGAATTTTAAATTAACGGAGGGAACAAATGAAAGCAAATGAAAAAGCAGAAGAATTAATTGATAAATATTTAACGGCATCATTTGGAACAATGGAAGAATATATACCTGTTCCGTTGGAATTCGCAAAACAATGTGCATTGATTTGTGTTGATGAAATAATAAAAACAGATATGTTAATTGATGAAGATACATTCGTGGAGACATCATCATATTTGCAATATTGGCAAGAAGTTAAGCAAGAAATTTTAACATACGGAGGTAACAAATAACCCAAGAGATAAAAAAAAAGGTCGGGTGGCGTAATTGGTTAGCGTAATGTGATTAAGTTCGGCATCGTGCAGGTTCGAATCCTGCCCCGACCACAACGCCA